ATACAAACACTTCTTTACTTTACGGAGATTATTTTCCTCAAAAGAATTTTATTGTAAGACCTTTAAATTGGAAGTCAAACACAAAAGCTTCTGAACAAGGACAGCCCTTTTTTACCCAATACGATGAAGACTATCAGGGCGAATACCAAAGATGGAGATACGGAGGGTTTAGATTTAAGCAGTTTCCTACCAACATGGACTACTCTAAAAACTTTAATGTATTTAGGTTTTTTAGAAAGCCAACTATTGGATTTAAAGAAAACCTAGATTTTCCAACAAGGGTTACCTCAAGTTTATCAAGACCTATTTCTCAAAGACTTTCTCCAAACCTTAAGTCTTTTAGACCATTTAACTATTTTGACCTTTCCGATGAGAACGGAGCTATAAAATATCTTTTTGCTTCTTTTGTTTCTGGTATGGGAGACAATCTTTATGCTTTTGCTGAAAACGACATTTGTCTTTTAATGACAGACAAAAGAACGCTTAGCGACCTTAGTGGAAATGAAATAGCGCTAGTTGCTACTTCTGGACCACAGTTAATTCGTCAGCAGATATGGTTAAGAGAAAGTAAAATGAAAGGCATGCCTAGTGAATGCTGGCGTTCTTTTGCTTCATTTGGAGGTATTGGTTTTTGGGCTAACAGAAATGGAGTTTTTGCTTTGTCAAACAATAAAGTTTCTGACATAACAGAAGGTTATGTTCAAAAGTTGTTTCCTAATATACTCGATTTTATTGATGAAAACTGTAAACTTGTTGGTGGTTTTGACACGAGATTTGAAGAGTATTATTTACTTTTTAAAGTAATTCCTTTCGTAATAGAATATAATGTTTTTGCTGGAGTAACAACTGTTAATCTTCAGCAAACAAGCTCAACTGTTTTTACAATAACAGAACCTGCTGGCTCACACAGTGCGTATGGTGTTGTTCTGAAAAATATGGCAGGCTCGACAGATTATTATTTTATTGTAAATGCACATAATAGTATTATATTTGTGGATTATGAAGCAAGTACGACAATAACTACTGTTTCTACAAATACAAACTTTAAAGTTTCAGTAAACAGGGAAACTGGAGCATATACCATAACTTCATTTGTTCCGTCTTCTGTTTTTAAAGAGTATTTGTATGTTTTTTCCGCAAGAGAAGACAGCAAGGGATGGATGGGAGAATACGACTTTACTTTTGATAAAATGGCTTCTGAAGATGCTTCTACCTTTATAAGTAGAAGTCTTAAATCTTTTCAGATACATAAAGGATTTAAAATAAATGGACAAAGCATAGTATTTAAATCTGTATCTCCGTTTGCACCCGAAGTTGATTTTCAAAAAGAAGCTAAGCGTGTTGCTATAAATTCAAATAGAAAACCTCTTAATGGTCAAAGTTCCGTAGTACAACTTCTTTATTACAATGGAACTTCTTTTGTTTTGTTTTCAAGTTTAACATCTGCTCAACTTAAAGATTATGGCTATTACGAGCAATGGATTCCGGTAGACGGAAGTAGCAAAAGACTTCAGGGGTTAGTTTTTGGAGTGGTGGTTCAAGATTCTGACGAATCAGACTTTTCTTTAATTGACATAATTCTTCAATATCAAAGAATAAAATAATGAAAAATTTAAAGTTTTTTCCTATCTGCGATGGAGGAATCATTGGAGGAATATTTGGTGGAATTACAGGTATTGCTCAGATGATTGGAGGTGCAGTTAGAAATGCTAAAGCAAACAAAATAAAGCCACCGCTAGAAGACTCCGAGCAAAGAAGTAACTATATTGACATATTAAGAAAGTCTCGTGGATACGAAACAGGTTCTGCTGTAAGCAGAATACTTGGAAATATTGGCATAGGAGAAGCTACTGCTGATGCAGGAATTGTTTCTGCCGGAGGAGGAGATGGAGGCGCAACTCTTCAAGCTTTAATAAGAACAAACAGAAATACTGGCTCTGCTTATAATGAAGCACTTTCTGTTGCAGAACAAAACTCAAAGTTTTATCAAGGAATGGCAACTTCAGTACTTGACCAAATTGCACAAAGAAAACTTGAGCTTCAAATGTATGATTATGCAACTGAAAAAGCAGGAGCACAAGCAATGTTTGCTGCTGGAAGTGACAATCTTGCTGGAGCCTTTTCTGGAAACTCAGGTAAAAGCTCTTCTGTATCTAATGGAAATTCAGGCGCTGCTTACATATCAAGTAAAAACACAACCAGCAATGGAGGCTTTATTGATTCCGGAGCTGGCGGTTCTCAAGTTCCTAGCAACAACTCAATAAGCGATGTAAACTATGGCGGTTACGCTTAATAACTAATAGCAAAGCAATATTTTTAGAAATTTCCCGTTTGAAGTACAATGCAAAATATCCAAAATAAGCCCATTTATTTGCGTTTTTATGCCATTTCGGACGATGGTAATACAAATATACAAACGCCCATGACGGGCGATAATAACGCAAATAACGATAACGGGTTGTCTGCTGACAATTACGCAAGTAGTTTTGTCTCTGGCGTTAGTCCACAAGCTGACGGAAAAGATGAAACTTTTATAACTCCTACTGACATAGGGGCTGTTTCTTCTCCAAACGAGTATGACAACTTTTATTCTAATTACCTTTCTACTCCTCAATCAAATCTTCCTAGAGAATCAAATGCTGACTATTTTGTTAATCCTAATCGTTCAGTTAATTTAGGAACATATAGTGGAAAAGTAATTGGCAGCGTTCCTATCTTTGGAGGAGGGATGGCTGTTAGAATACCTTTCGCAGCTTATGCCAATAAGCGTAATGAGCTTGAGGCGCAGGCAAGACTTCAAATGCAAAGACTTGCCAAGCCACTTGACTACACTGTCCCAACGACAGATGCTAGGTATCAACAGAAATTTGCTAATACTTTTTTAAACAGCGTAAATTCTTTTATCGACAGAGCTCAAAAGGCTTATGGCAATAAAGCTTTTAGAATGCTCGAAAATCCTAGTACTCAAATAGGAAAAGAATACAAGCAAACACTTGAAAACTTTAAAGCAGTAGGTGACGATATAAAGTCACTTGTTTCAACAGCTGCTGAAGTTGACAAGTCTGAAAAGTCAGGAGCGTATTTAACTCCCGAAGCATACAAACTTAAAAATGAAATTTTAGGTGGAATTGCTGACTTGGATAAAAACGGCTATTCCTCTGTTAATATAGCTGAAAAGCAATCTAAGCTTAAAACTCACATGAACCTGTCGCAAATACTTGACAAGGAATGGAACAACATAAAGCAAGATTTGCAGTCAACTTACAATGCTGGCAAAGTTGACGGAAGTATAAAGGGAAGCTATTATGACTTTCTTGTTCAGCAACAAAAAGAGTTTCTTTCAAGTGGAAGAGCTGAGGATATTGCTAAGTCATTAGCCACTCAGCATCCAAATACTATATTTGACGAAGAAACAGGAAGACAACGTTCTGACCAGCCATTTACAACTAAAGAAGCTAAAGACTACATTTCTTCTATGTTTGGCGACAGGATTAAACTTGAAGGAACAGTTGCTTACAATCAAGCTAAAAACAAAACTAACATATACACAGGAAACCCTAAAGATGTTTCTGCTTCAGGTGACTTTGTTATAAGCACGTACAACAATCTTGCTAATGGAGATGTTTTTGTTGTGGATAGTAAAAACAAAATAGTTCCAGGTAAAGGCGGAGTTATGGTATATAATGACGGAGTGGCAAAAATGATTCCTTTTGGCGATAAGAGAGCTATTATGGAAGCCATTGTAAACATTTCTTCTAAGCAGCCTAGCTTGTGGGGAGCAGGAACAGAGTACACTGTTGCTGACGTAAATGCTCACATGAAGTCTAACTGGGATAATCTTTATAACAAGAATACCAAAAACAACACTCCAGACTATAAAAACCTTTTGCCTGCTGTCAACAAAGATATTACAAGTAAAGTTAACAACGTAGCATATAATTATGGAATTGTTCCTATATCTCCAGGATTAGATTTGACAGGAGCTTCTGTTGATAACTCGGGAAGACTATCTTTTACAGCTAAGGTTGGAAACAACGAGGCGCTAAACGTAGGGGTTCCTATTCCAGCGTCTTCTCTTTCTGGGGAAGAAAAAGGAATACTTGACAATACTTACAATGCAGCAACTGCTGGCAATTTTGTATTTGTTCCTGGAGCAAAGTACAAGCTTGACCCCGATGGAAATGATTATCAAGTTATTCTTTCTAATGGCAAAGTATTTCAAACTGGCGACCACACCTTTCTTATACCTAAAGAATCTATTGAATCTCCTATTAATGGAGTTTACAATAATGCAGTAAGGTCTTCTGTTTCAAAAACAAGTTCTTCTCAAGGAAGTCAAAGTACTCCAAATACAGCTGGGAAGCCAAAGCAAATTGTAACAATGGTAGACCCAGCAGTTGTTTGGTCTAAACCTACCTCGTCTATAAATATTTCAGGAGTTGTGTTAAAGTCTTCTGACGGAACAAACTATGTAACACAAGATGGTTCCGCTAGATACGTTAAAACAGCAACTGGAAGTTTCAAAAAAGTTCAATAACAATATCAAAGTCACTAGTCATGGCAGAAACAAAACTAGGAATTCCAGTAGGAACTCCTGATAAAATAGCTCCTAACGAAGGCGCTATTGAAAATATGCTCCACACAATAGAAAGAGCATCGTCTCCTCAAGGTTTGCCTCAGTCGCAACCTATTCAAAATACTAGTCAAGTAAATGAGCTTCCTGACGAAGTTCACGGAGTTGTAGAGGAGGCAACTAATAATTCTCATGACAATCTTCCTGAAGAAGTTCATGGCGTTATAGAAGAAACAGTAACTCCTGACCTGCCAGAAGAAGTTCACGGAGTTGCGGAAGTATCTGAAACAAAGCCTCAGGCTTCTCCCGTTCAATCAATATTTGCACAGCCACATCCTGACATTGCCTCTAAGAATACTTACGAGAATGGTTGGACTTTGGCTGGTCAAATGAATCAAGAGTTTAATAGACTTGTAGACCAATATGGAAGAGATAAGTTTACCTCTGAGTGGAACGCAGCAAAGACGGAAGAACAAAAAACTAAAACAAATCAACCAGCTCCTGTTTACATAAATGGAGTTGAGCAATACGTAATAGAAAAAGAGCCTTCTCTTATGGAGAAGCATAACAACTTCTTTGGTCATATAAATGACGAAATAGGAAAAGAGGTTAAAAATGCTTGGGATTGGGTTAGTCAAAAAACATATAGAGAAAGTAACGAGGCAGAAAAAAGAAAAACAATGCTTCAAACTTCTGCTTATATGCACGGAGATTATTTGGATTGGAAAGAGTTGACTCCTGATGCAAAAAGAGTTATAACTCAAATGAACAATGAAAAAATAAAAGATAACAATTACGGAATAGTAATAAACAGCACTACTGGAAAAACAGACCAGATGATTAAAGACCTATCAAAAACTGTAGGAGACTTTAATCTTGTTTTTTCTACAATGGGAACTCCGATTGAAAAAGATTCAATGAAGGAAGGAGAAATGTATTTTAAAGACCAAAAGACTGGCGGAGCATTAGTTCCAAATTCTTTCTTTTCAGGTCTTATGAAAAAGTATGGAGAATCAGCATTAGACCCACAGGTTGTTGAAAGAGAATATATAAACAGCGTAAATAAAAACAAGTATGGAATCTATGAAAAATATGGATTTGTAGGTGAAGTTCCTAAAAACACTCCAGAGGTTGTTTCAGAATTGCTTCAAAGCAATACTTATTTAAATTCTTCAGCAGCTGAAAAAAGAGCAATGCTTGTTGATTTGCACAACAGAGTTCCTGATTTAAAAGCAACACCACTCGAAAGTTTTATATACAACTATCAAAACACATTTACTCCAGCTTTAGACCTTAGCGTAATGAAAGCTATGGCAAAAGAAAGATTAGATAAACTTCCAAAAGATTTAAGTTTAAAAGAAAATATATTAAAACTAGGAAGCGAGTTTCTTCATCCAAGAGCTTCAGGAGATATTCCTACTGACGAAATGGAAGAAGATAGAAAACTAGACAATGCTAAAAACTTTTATGAAGATTTAATTGAGCATCCTTACGAAGGCGAGGGTTCTTGGCTTTCAAAAATGAATCCTTTTAACAAGTCTAATAATGGATATAAAGCTATTCCGTTTTTAGGTTCAGAAATGGATGCTTTTAAAAATCTTGATTTATACATAGCAGCAAAGACAAAACAAAAAGACCTATCTCCTGGAGATGCAGAGCTTCTTGAAGCAGCCAAAATATATAATGCAGGAATATCTCTTTCAAAGAATGACTTTTATTATTCTTTAGGGAAAGACGTTCTTCCTAGAATGGTATCTTTTATTGGTGAGATGGGAGCTACAAAAGGCATTTCCGAAGGAACAGGTCTTGCTTTTGAAAAACTTGGTCAAAGAGCACTTGAGGCGCAAGGAATACAAAACGCCAGCAAATGGACACTTCAGTCTATAAACGGACTTGGCAAAACAGTTGATTTACTTACCCAAACGTCAACTTCTGGAGCTACTTTAATTCCTTCAGAAACATTAAGAAGAATGACTCCTCAAGATGGATTCTTCTTTTCTAATAATTCAAATGAAATAGTACATAATTTTCAGTTAGCAGCAGGAGATGATTTTGCTACAGCATTAACAAAGTCTTATCTTAATCAACTTCAAGAAGTTGGAACAGAAAAAGTAGGTGATTTACTTCAAGGAAAGGTCATGGATGCTTTTCTTAAAGGAGCAAAACTTTCAGGCAAGGCGGTAGAGGGACTTGCTACAATAGCTGGAGTTTCAGAAGAAACAATAGAAAGGTTTTCAAAGTTAATGGCTAACGCTCAAACAAGAGCTTATGCCACAAGAGTCATGCTTTCTGATTTTGCCAAGAAAACAGGAGTAGACTTTTCTTTGAATCCGCAAAGCTGGACGCCAAGAGCAATAAAAGATTTAATGAAAGAATCTTCTATTAACTCTTACCCAATGGAGGTTTTTGAAGAGTTTCTTTCAAACAGAATACAGCCAAGAATTGAAGGAGAAGCCGACCCTGGACTTTATGACTTAGGTGCTTTAGGAAATGAAACTTATCAGAGTTCATTAGCTATGGCTCCTTTATTTATGTTCGGTTTAGGTACCTCTGTTTTAAGTACTGGATATAATTCAGCATTTAGGCCAGAGTACACTAGGTTTGGACAGCTTCATGACGATATACTTAATATGAGTAATGAGGAGTTTATAGTTAGGAGAGACAAAACTATGGACGAAATTCAGTCTTTTTCTAATCCTTCATTGCGTTCGGCTCTTTCTGGAATAGTTTCAAAAAGACTTGACTACAATGGAGAAAAGCCATTTTCTGAGTTTTATAATGAATACACAGGACAGGCAAAAGAGCTTCAGTCACTTTACTCTAGGATAAAAAGCGGTAAGTTTGATTCTGATGCTTCTGTTGTTGACGCTATTCAAAACGGAATGTCTTCAGCAGTTCATGCAGACATAAGAGATGAATACGAGTCAATACTAAATAATCATGCTGCTTTTGAAGAGTCTAAAGCTAAAGGAACTTTTGATGGAACGTTCTCAAAGTATATTTCCACAGAGATTGACAAAGTAAACGAAGTAAGGTCTACTTTAGCAAACTATATATCTAATGGAATTGGCAACATAAATGGAATTTCAGAAGAAATAGAAACACTTAATACTTCAGAAAAGAATAAAGAATCTTTAAGAAGTGCTAATAAAATAGCTCAACAAATAAGAGTTAATACACTTGAAAACTTTTCTGTTGACAGGAACGGAGTAACAGCAAGACCTTCCGTTACTTTTTCTGATGGTATAAGGTTTGACTTAAACGAAGATGGCGAATATGTTTTTAAAGGAGGGGGCGATGTAAAAGAAACTTTGCCAACTATAGCTTCTGCTATTGACGGCATGGATTCTGCTCAACTTGTCGAAGCGTCAAATGTAATAGCAAACATGGCTGGTGTTGAAAGCGAAGACAAAGTTGCGCTTAATGGAAAAATAGCGCAAAGATTTGTAGACTCGCTTAAAACAGCTTCTAACATAGAAACACTTGGTGCTGGCAGTGTAATTGATATGTTCGAAGCACTTGATAATATTTATGCTCAGGAACACAAGCCACCTTCTAGTGTTAAAGCAGACGCTTTGGCTAATCTTAAAAGACTTATAGGAAACTCTATGTCTCAAGATTCGTCAGCAAACAACGCTTCGAACATGAGAAAGCTCGTGTTCAACGTAGCTCAGTTTAATAACGTAATGACTTTTAAAGACTGGAATAGTCTTCACGGCTCTATAAAAAATAAAGAAGGAGTTGTAAGGGAAATTGAAGAGCCTACTGATTCAGAGTTTTCTGTTGTGTCTGCTGAAGACAAAATACGTAAAGTTTTAAAAGGGCTTAAGTTCAGTAAACTACATACACTCAAGTCTTTAAAGGAACTAAATGCTAGTGTTAAAAAGTTTGACGAAGTTCTTGCTAAGCTTGCCGAAGACAAGGACATAGACTTTACTAAAAATGGAGTAAACGTTCTTCGTTCAATCGTATTGCAGTTACCTAGTGAGTTATTAGACTTTAATACCAAAATAGAAAAGTCTGACTCAAAACAAGGTTCTTACTACGACCCTGTTACAAGGACTATACACATAAACGTTAACGGAGCTTCTGAATCTCAAATTGTATCTGAAACAGCAGAGGAGATTGCTCACTCTGTTCATCATGCTCTTGTTGGAAAGTCTGTCAATATGACTTTAGATTCCGACCAGCTGGAAGAAATACTTGGTAACGTTCCTAAATCTGTCAAGTCGTTTAATGAGTTTTTTAATTCAAAGAAGTTTGATTATGCTTTATTTCAGTCACTTACTGAAATGAATCCTTCTGAAATGTCGGACGAACAAAAAGCTTTACTTGCTGATATAAAAGCTATGCTGAAAGTAGCCGCAGGAAAGAGCAAGACATCTATTTATTTTATATCTGCTTTTGACATAGGTCACGACAAGAAGCTTAATACTAGAAACATCGTAGAGTCTTACAATAGATATAAGATGTTTAAAGAGGCTGGGTATTCAAATACTCAGTCACTTTATTATGCCACTAGCAGAGCTGAATTTACCGCAAGAGTATTTGCTGACTACTTGATTGACAAAACAGCTCAGTACAATATAAATGAAGCTACAGGTGTTTTCGCAACGTTTGATAAGCTTAGAGCTTGGACATACAAGAACGTTGCCAAGCCTATACTTCAAAGTGTATTTAAAAACTCCGAAATAACAGTTGACAACAACATAGTTTATTCTATACTTGGAGAGTATGGAGTAAAGACAATGGAGAAAGCTATTGACGACTTGGGTATGGAATCTCCGAGCACTGCTGTAGATGAGAATGGAAACAGAATCTTCTCAATGAGAATGACTCCTGTTTTTGAGAGTAATCCTATTGTTGTAAACGAAAAAGATTTCGACAAGTTGTCAAGAAATCTTTACAACAAGAGTCCACTCGATTTTGACTTAGAGAACAAGTACTCTTCTCGCTCTGACAATGCCTTCTTAAAAGAATACGAAGCTGCCGGAATTTTTGACGTAGAAAAGCAATTAGAGCTCTCTGCCAAGATAAATGAAGACGAAGAAAAGATTGATGAAGTAAAGCAGTCTAGGCTTAATCAAATTGAGAAATTGCTGGTTAAAGAAAAAGATGAGGATAAAATTAACTCTAAGCGTTCCGAAAAAGAAGCAAAAGCACTAGGATACTTATTTGCCACAACTAACAAAAAGGTTATAACTAAAAATGCTGAATCTCTTTTTGGAGTTAATGTATCTAATCTTCTCGATAATATCAAATACAATTACGGAGTAGACATAATCTCTTCCGCTCCTTTGATGAGTGCCGAAAATGGCAAGCAATATTCAAAAAGCGAAATGGATAACGCTCAAATTTTGCCCGTTTTGGGCATTTATAAACGTTTTAACGATGTTTTACCCGTTACGGTATTGTTATATTCACCCGAAAATAAAATCGTTAAAAACGGTTTGGAATCGAGCAAACTATCCGATTCTCCTGAATACTTTGATACTGAAACCGGACTCTATGTTAAATTTATACCAAAAACATCTTCTCCTGGTGAAATTGTAATTAATGACAACGAAGAAAGTCAAAATACAGAACAAGAAGTTAAGGACTTAAACATCTCTATACAAAAAGGATTTAAAAGTCTTTCAAGTCTTTTGGGGATAGAACTTGGAGAGTCTCAAGATAGAAAAATATACAGCATACGAAATGAAGTTAATGGCTTTGACTTTATTAAAAAGAAACTTGGAGAAACAACAGCTAAGGCAATAAGAGAAAGCATTCCTTCGGCACTCGACCAGCCACAAGAATTTTACGACTTTATAACTGAAAAGATTCCTGTAAAAGAAGACATACCTTTTATTGTTAAAACAATCCCCTCTAGGATTGATGCTCTTTTTAGAGAAAGTAAAAAATATGTTGAGTCTGAAAATAAAAATGAATTAAAGTCACCTGAAGAACTTTTGTCTGACGTAGGCTTTACTTTTCACAGACCAAAGACCCTTGAAGACCTTCTTGTTTTTAAACAAGACTTTAGAAATGGAGAAGTGCTTTGTACATTCAATAGTCCTTCTTCTAGAATGGACAGAAACTTTATTTTCTGGATAAGAAGAAACGAATACTACTCTGTTCTTCCAGCCGATGAACTTACGCAGGAATATCTAAAGGAAGACAATCAAGGAGCTAAACTTTGGAGAAATTATCTCGATTCCAATGGAAAGAAAAATACTGACGGCACTTATGACATAAAAGGCATCGTTCCGTCAAGGCAAGACCCTTACGGAACTTCCTCAATGAGTGTTCAGGTTAATAAGTCAAACGGTCTTGTGTCTATTAAAAACAGATATAATCATACAGTTAATAATCCAGATTCTACCTTTGGAAACGACTTAAACAGTATTGTTGACGGACTTGAAGATTCTGTTTTTAAACTCGAAAACATAAAGAAATCTCAACAATCTTTTGATTTGCCTGAAAATATTGCGTCTGATTCTAAAGGAAGGCTAATGAGATTCGATTTTGAAGAAAATGGAGTTTACTTTGGTAAAAATTCTTATTTAAAGAATGGACAAATAATTACTTTAGATAAGAACAGTCAAAGAATGTTTGATGTTTTTCTTGTTGATTCTAGCACAAAAACAATTAAAGATTTAAGTATTTTAGAAAATGAACTTCTTCCTTCAATAACTAATTTTTTTGAAAATAAAATAGAAAAAATTGTTTTTGAAGGAAACAAAATAATAGCAAAATCAGGTAGCGAGTATCTTGAAGTTGAGTTTGATAAAGATAAAAATTTAACTAGACTTTTTTCAACTACAAAAACCATAGGTGACTATTTTCTTTTCAATAACAAATCTCTTTTACAAATAAGTTTACCTAATATACAAAGCATAGGTGACTATTTTCTTTTCAATAACAAATATCTTTTAGAAATAAGCCTACCTGATATACAAAGCATAGGTACCGATTTTATTTTCAATAACAACTCTCTTTTAAAAACAAGCCTACCTAGCGTACAAAGCATAGGTAACTATTTTCTTTATAATAACAAATCTCTTTCAGAAATAAGCATACCTAATGTACAAAGCATAGGTAACGATTTTCTTTCATATAACAAATCTTTTTCAGAAATAAACATACCTAATGTACAAAGCATAGGTAACAATTTTCTTTCACATAACAACTCTCTTTCAGAAATAAGCCTACCTAATGTACAAAGCATAGGTGACTATTTTCTTTATAATAACAACTCTCTTTTAGAAATAAGCATACCTAATGTACAAAACATAGGTAACAATTTTCTTTCACATAACAACTCTTTTTCAGAAATAAGCATACCTAATGTACAAAGCATAGATGACGATTTTCTTTTTTATAACAAATCTCTTTCAAAAATAAGCCTACCTAATGTACAAAGCATAGGTAACTATTTTCTTTTAAATAACAACTCTCTTTCAGAAATAAGCCTACCTAATGTACAAAGCATAGGTGACGATTTTCTTTTTTATAACAAATCTCTTTCAGAAATAAGCCTACCTAATGTACAAAGCATAGGTAACAATTTTCTTTTAAGTAATAATAAGTTTAGAAATAAAATAAATTCAAATAGAGAATCAAAAGAAAATACCAAACTGCTTCTCAATACAAACCCTATATCAATTTCCGACAAGTTCAACAAGTTTAATCACTTTAATAACGAAATAGACTTAGGTAAAGAAGATAGCAATCCTAAAGTAATATTCTCAAAACGAAATTCAAAGTCAGACCCAAGTCAAGAAATTGCAATGCTTAAAAACAAAGCAACAGGTAAAACAATTTCTGGAGAAGACCTAAAGCAACTTCTTTTTACTATTGATGCAAATGACTTTGTTTCAAAAAAAGATGCTTCTCTGTTTGCTAAGAAAATCGTTGGTACGTGGAGAGAAATGTTTATAAAGGAGAACATGAAAGGTTCAAGTCTTCTTAAGTCAAAAGAGATACTTAGACTCACTTACTTTACGACCAAACAAAAGATTGCTGACTATGCTAAAGATATTGACTTTATTGAGAAAATGGCTAGTGACGCAGAGTACAGGTCTTTAGTTGCTCAGGCTAACATTAAGAGAAGACAGGCGTTTCAGAAGTATAAAAGACTGTTCGACAAGGATGTAGAGTTTTACAGAGCATTACAAACCATATCTAAAATAAACCCAAAAGAGTTTACTGAAAACAATGTGCTTAAGCAGTTCATAGATATGCTTTCCAAAGACCCTCACAATGTAAATATAGAGGAGTTTAAGAAGTATGCTGAAGGTATTAACTTTCATCATATAGAATATAGGAAGCAAAATCTTGATATGGATGAAAGCGAGTCTTCAGAGCACGATGATGAGTTTGAGCGCCAGGAGCTTATAAACTACATTAAGTTTATGAAGATAAACGCCAACAACGCTATTGGCACAAGGCACAACACAGATTTACTGAGTTCTAAAATACTTAGCATTGACCCTGAAGAACTTGACAATAAGTCAATTAGGCAGTTAGCTATTCATATTCAAAAAATTGTAAACAGCAAGTCAACAAACAGGGCTGGTGCTCAGTTCTGGTTTAGGTATAATGCGGCTATGATGGCTGACGAATTAGAAGATTCAATGAGCGAAGTTTGGAATAACATCCTCAACAAGAAGGTAGCTTCTGGTGCAATAAGAGATTTCTTCCCTTACGTTACTAACGGTAAGCTTCACTGGATGGGCAATGTTTCTGTTTTGTCAATGAAAGACCAGCTTAATGTACTTGATGGGCTTTCAAAGGATTACTCAGGTAGCTTTGTTAAAAAGATATTTGAACCAATAGATAAAGCTTATGACGATTTCAGAAGGACTTATGCACTTGCTGCTGCAACAATAGACAATAACGGCTACTCTGTTTCCGATATGCACGAGATTGGAGTTCACTGGCTTCTTAATCAAAAGCCTGATTTTAAAGTTAAAAAGTCTTGGCTTGAACCAGGCGGATTTCTCTATGAAAATGGATTTAAAAATGGAGAAATAAAAGTTGGAGAAATTCTTTCTCACAACAGTATTGGTCTTGATAAACAAGCTTATGACTTGGTTAATAAAGAAGCTAAAAAATATATAGGTGATTCCATAGTACTTTCTTTTGGAGAAAAACCAGAAGGCTTTACTGACAAACAAGTAGATGATGCAATGAAAGATATTGCAGTCATGTCAAACAGAAACAAAGCTGAAGTTGAAAAAGAAAGGCAACTACTATTTAAGAAAACAGGATATAGTTCTGTTAAAGATTTAGTTAATGCTGTTATTGACGGAGAGGAGCTTAAAGGTAAAAATAAAGACTATCTTGATAGGGCTAGAAAGCTTTTTGATGACTTGAAAAACGGAAAGTACACTAACGGAACTACATTAAAGTATATATCTGAAGTAATAAGCGGAGAGGAGTTTAGGGACGTAAAAGACTACGCCCCAATACTTCGTTACCGAGAGTATGTTCCTGACGAAGATATGCTTGAAGAAAAAGCAGGTTCTGCTCCAAATCAAAGATTGTACTTTAATACATACTCTGACCTGAATGTAAATACAGCATTCTTGAATAAAAGAACAAGAGCTGTAATGGCTTTAAATACCAATGCTTTCGAGATGGGACTTAAGCGACTTGACCAGCAGTTGTTTTATATGAAAAACGAAGAACAAAGAGCTCAGTTGGTAAAAATGCTTGAAACTCCATTGTTTAAAGATGGAAACATTATATCAAAAGAAGTTTCCAAAATGTTTAAAGACCAGATGAAGGTTTACTTTAATAGAGGAATGACTCAAAGTAAACTTGATTTAAGAAGAAGCGGTTTTTGGAGAGGACTTCAAACACTTCTTAGTGCGTCAAGGATACTTACTCTTTCGCCTATAACAAAGTCTATTGCGCAGCTATCGTCTTCAGCAATGGCTCTTCAGACAATGGACTTTGGCGGTCCAGTTCAAAAGTTTGCTGATTTAACTTGGGCTTACAACGAAGTTGTTGGAACATTGTTTACAGAAAAAGGAAAGGAGTTTGAAGACTTTTTAGACAGATATGCTTTTGAAATATCAAAAAGAGGTGTTTCTGATATAGACATAATAAACTTGTCTGCTCCAATGTCATTTGTTCAGTCTGGTAAAAACATAATAACAGGTGGTTATAAAAGAGAACAAAATATACCAAGTCAAGTATTGTCAGCGCTTTCAAACAGAGATAAGGCAATGCTTGTTTCTATGTTGCCATTGCTTTTCTTTGATAGAATTGCTGCAAGGGTAACCTTTATGGCAAACTACAAAAACCTACTTGAAGCCAATGGAGAAAAGGTTGACTACGACAATCCTAACTTGTCAGCAATAGATATGGCTTTGCAAAAAACAAGAAGCACTCAGGCTACAGACAATCCACTTTACAGACCAGCTGCACTTGCCAATATACACGTAGGAAAAGAATCGTTAGTTACTAACCCTAAGTTATCAGGTGCTCTTGGTGAATTGCTTAATCAGTCAATATGGACATTTAAGTCTTTCAGTGCAGTAGAAACCGCAACACTAAGACTTGAAAGACAAAGAGCTCTTGATGCAATAGCTAATGGAGATGTAAAAGCTGCAGCGTCTTCTTTAGAATACTTGTCTTATAATATGCTTGGAAAACTTTCGTTTCAGTATTTAAAACTTCTTGGCTCTCTTCCTATTTTAATAGGAGCTGCAATGGCTTACGGAACGGGAACTACTGACGACAAAGACAGAATGTGGTATGCTGTTAAAAACAAGCTTAATCCTATAAATAATCTTTATAAAGCCGCACTGGACTACGAAGGAATTGTAGACCCAATACAGTATCATCTTAATGATTTGATTCACAAGGCAGATATTCGTATTCATGGCGGAGAGCTTTCTAAAGACGAAGAATACAAGTATAAAATGGGAGATGATAACTATCTTGGGTATATAGTAGATGCTGTTAATCAATTTGGAAGAGAAGGCAAGTCCTTGCTTGACCACATAGATGTTAATGAATCAGGACTTAAAGTAAAGGCAAGCAAAAATGATATACCAAAAGACTTTGAGTCGTTAGCATACTTTATGGCACTTACAGGTAAAACCTTTCCTGGATACGCAGACTTTTACGAAATAGCCAAAGAATTTAAAAGACAACAAATGTTTAATCAAGGAAACACAGATTTAAAAACTTATAAAAAAGACATTCAAAAATGAACCCAAGAATAGTTTTAGATTACGAGCCAGGACTTGACTCGTTTACTGTTTGCGATATTACTCTTCTTTATGGAGTTTACACTTACTCTAAGTGTGAATACTCTAAAATGAAGCTTGTTCAGCCAAACGGAATAACTAAGGAATTTTATCCTAGTGATGTAGATTTCTTTTGGACTCCTCAGGGTTACTATGTTTATGGAAATACTTTTCAAGTTCCAACTCCAATGTCTGGACTTTATGAAGTTCAAATTGCATATGCGCCAAGAGCCGAAATAGGAAGTGCTTATGTTACTGACGATGTTCTTGTTTACGATGCAGGAAGTGGAGTAAATAAATTTTACAAAGCATTATCTAGTTTTACTCTTTCGGTATCTCCACCGTCAGCTTCTCAACTTCAGGAAATAACCGAAGACGAGATGTTTAATCTTACATACGGAAGCGTTCAGTTTTTTAACTCTTTAAAAATAGAAAAGTGTCTTTGTGAAATGAATCAGGAGCTTGTTTGCGAAATAACAGAATCTCCTGACAGTCACATATCTTCTTTTGCTGGGTATAAAAACTGGATTGAGATACTTTCAATGTACTACTCTGTTTACACAGCAATCGTTCCAAAGCTTGAAGTAAGTTGGACTTCTTTTTATGTATTTTCAGGAAGAACGTACCTTATAACTTATTTTAATAGTACCAAGTCAAGAGTTGAAATAATTAGTAGATACGCAGAGGCTTTGGCAAGTATAGGTAACTTTGTAAACTCTGTTTGTGGTTGTTGTGGCTGTTAAGAATAGTTATAAAAACATTTGCATTACTCGTTTTAAAATTAAATATTTGCAATATTTAACTCATGATTGGAAGACTTAAAATATCAGTAGAGCAGTATTCTTCTCAAAGAAGCGTACTTGTAAAGGATGCGACTAATTATAATCGTATTCCTTCTCCTGAGTTTTCTCTTGCTTACTATGCTGCCGGAGTTAGGATGATTGTGGTAAAAGACCCTTCCGGAGCTTACACGTACTATTGTAACAGAAATAACATACTTCAGATTCCTACAATATATCCGCTTCCTATTTACTATGATGGAATAACAACTGACAATAACATTAACTTTTTTCTTCCTTTCGCAACATTTATAGAGGGAGTTTACGAAGTTTACGTTGTTTCAGTTCCTAATGCCAACATGACTTATCCTAACAATTACCTTGCTGGCGACATAGCTATTGTTAATATACTTGGAAGTAGATATTTTATAATTGCTAACGTAGACAGTCCTGAGCCTACATTTGACCCTATAACAGGATGGTCACTACTTGTTGACCCAATATCAAGTTATTTGAATGACGACTTGTCAAACTTTCCTTTGGGATACAGGGAAAAAGTAAAGTTTTCTGTTTCAAATTCAGGTTACCTAACTTTGTTTTACGACAACCTTTGTCCTGATACAAAAGTAGAGTTTACTGGTTTAGAGTTTCCTTGGCTTCAAGATTTAACTTCTTCAACTTCACATTACTATAATTATAACATTAAAGTAACTGACGGATATGGAGTTGTTACGTTCTTTGAAAACGTAGCTATAAATGACTTTCAAACTATAACAGGAACAGGCACTAATGTTTACTTTGGAGAACTTCAAATAATACCTGTTATTGTAGCTAACGATGCGCTTTCTAATCAAAACACAATCTACTGGAAAGAAGATGGAATCTACATATACGCCCCAGCATATTCTCCTGATTTAAGACCTTACGCTTCTTGCACCACTAACCAAAGAGTTCTTGCCGATAGGTTTACTCAAAGAGGAGTTAAGTACTTTACAGTAGATGGAAACAATATAGCTGTTTGTGATTCAGCTGAATGCTTACAAGGAATCTTTAACGAACTCATATTAAACGACTGTACTAATCTCGATAAAAACATTGATATTAGCAATCAGCAAAAACTTATATCCCTATATCTATCTCTTCAATGCAAAATGAACAATGGTGAAACAGACCTTGCTTCGACATTAGATGAGTACAAAAGGTTGGCACAAGTAATATGTAAGAAATGTCTACCGCCAGCGCAAGCACATTAGAGTTCCTTGTTTCAAAAGGAATTTTTCAACTTCAAAGTTTTTCTGACAAAGCACTTTTTAATTCAAAGAAGTGCTGTAACTGCTTTATGAAGATGGATGCTTTCTTAGTTTCTTCCGATTATCTTATTAATAATGGAGTTTATACTTCAGACCAAGAATACTTAATAAATATAAAGTTAAACGATAATGGCTGTTGTTAAATTACCAAATGGAGCTATGTGGAACGAAGACATAGTTAGCGTCAAGGAGCAACTTCCTTTGGCGTTTAGCTATTTCTGCTCTTTTTTCAAGAACGGTGTCACTGTAACAAAAGACCAAAACATGGATACCATTATAAAGCCAGGTTGGTTTGAAGACATGATAAAAGGAGTTCATACTATTGTATTTTTTCAGAACGTAAACATAAATCAGTATCAAGCTCAAAACACTAGTAAGTCTTATGACTTTAACTATTCTACAAAAATAACTTCAACAAAAGGAAGTGAGTCGTTTACTTTTATATATTCAGCTGGCTCTTTAACTCAAATAAAATATACAGGGGATGAATAACTTAATTTTAATTAATGATGTTAAAAAAATAGGAACAGAAATTGTTAATAACGAGTCTATAGTTTTAAGCCTTTCAAGATGTAAATATTTTCTTGATGAAGAATCGGGTTCTGAGTCAAAAATAGTTTACGAAGCAAGCGAACTTGTTCCTAGTTCAAATGAACTTGAAATAATAGGAACAAGAAATCTTTCTCAGTATATTACAAATTCTTCAAATATTCTTTTTATAGAATATGTAAAAAGAATTGACACTGTTTTTTTTGACGAAGGAAAAGCTGTTGGCTTTCCTTCTGACAATGTGATAATGATAAGAAATAAAATAGGAGAAGGTTCAATTATACTTATTAAAAGCATATCTTCTTCTGGATTAAATTGCATTGAAGTCGAATCTCAATCTAGTGTTGAAGATATTTGGTCGCGAAACAATTTTTTTAAGATAGATACTGATTCTGAAGATTATCAATTAAGTCTTAGTGTAGAGGAAGATGCAATGAATTTTACTGCTTCTAGGAAAGACCCGTCAGGAAATGTAAGGATAGAGCAAAGCTATTTAAACGGATTAGTTCTTTGGAAAAACGGAGAGGTTATTTTTCAAGTAAGCAAAGATGGAATTGTGTATACTAATCAAATTGATGCAGGAGCTCCAGCTGGAACTATAACAAACAAGATTCCTATTTACGACAATTACGGATATCCTAGAGGTTTTATTCCTGTCTATAATTAAAAATTTTTAAAATGAATAACTTAGTAAAAGTTTCTAATGCCACGAAAATAGGAAACGAAACAGTTAGTGGAGAATCATTGATTGTTAGTCTTTCAAGAACAAAGTATTCTCTTGTTGACGGAAGTAATGTTTCTATAGTTTATGACGCTAATGAAATGAACCCTAGTTCCAACGAGATAGAAATATCTGGAACCTGGGAATATAACCCTACTACATACATAGGCCCAATTCTTATTCAAATACAAGAAGTAACAGAAATTGATACAATAAGGTTTTCAAGTCCATCAACTTGCGGGTTTAGCTCTGACAACATAATACTCATAAGAGACAATCATCTTGGAGGAAGCGTTATAACTATTGCAGCCGTTTCTTCATCTGGACTTCAAAGCATTCAGGTTTATAGTAATAAAACTGTTGACGATATATGGAGCAGGTATCAAGACCAGTCAATTTCTTTTTCAGAAGGAGCTCCAAAAGTTTGGAACTACTCGTCAGAAGCAGCAACTCTCGATCGAGCATCTGTTGATGGCTCGCTTAGTAAAATAGAAATGCAAGCGTCAGATTCTGGTTTTGATTCTAAGTTTTTGCTTCAATTTTACTCAGACTACATAAACATGAAAAAAAGTAACTTTTTAGATTCACAAAGGTCAAGAATTAGATTAAGTAGCTCTGATTTTGTTATTTTTGTTGAAGATGATTTGCCTGGAACATTTACGTATATTAGCTTAGATTCCAGTTTAGGATTTGTTTTTCAAACAGAAACAGGTAAAAAGTTTTCTATTAAACTTGATGGAAGCATAGAAACAAATCAAATTCAGTCTGGAGCTCCAGCAGGTTCTGCTACAAAAAAGCTTCCGTTGTATAACGAGCTTGGTGTTCTTCAAGGTTATATTCCGCTCTTCAATTAATTATAAAAACTCAAAAACAAAAAAAAATGGATAGACTAATTTTAGGCCAAAACGTTTCTAGAATAAACGCAATGGCTTTCGCAAACGAGCATCTTATTATTAACGAGAACAGAATTCAAAATCCTGGAAACGGAAGTCCTTGGACTATCTGGTATGACGCATCAATCTTGTTCCCTGAAGCAACTCATACTGAAATAACTGGAGAGGCAACTACTCCTTACCCTACCCAGTACATCGCTCCGTACTTGATTCAGATTTTAGCTACTAGTATTTCTGGTAATGTTTTAGGTACTCCAGAAGTGAGATACTGGCCTACTGGCAAGATTATAATGATTATGGAAGATGGAACTGGCTCTAAAATGTATGTTGACGCTATTGATTCTCATGGACGCCCAACGACAGAGATTAAATCTTCTGAGTCAATCATGACTATTTGGAACAGGTACATTGCAACTGCCTCTTCAGCATTGAAAATTACTGAGGTTGTTGAAGACTGGACTACTTCAGGCTCTACGATAACACACGCAATAGCACATACCCCTGCTAACAATCCAACGATTCAGAGCAAAGTTAAAGTTTACGATAACGGTATCCTACTCAATACTACCAAGTATTCTGTTTCTGGAACAACCGTAACCTTTACTCCGGCAATAGCGACTGCTCACGTTGTGACGTTTGTTTATTCTTATATGTCTTAACATTAAACTTTTATGAACATTGAAGACTTAAAGAAAATTATTCCTACTTTTCAAAGCAACCCTCTAGGTTCTGTTTTAGCTATAAACCTAGTGTTGTTCTTTGGAATTTACAAGTATGTTTCAATAGCTCAGGAGAATTTTCAATCCCAATTAATAGAGTGTCGAACCTCTCAAGAGCAATGCGAAAAAGACAAAGATGAACTGAATCAAAAACTTATCTTCTATATTTCAAATCAAGAAGAAAGAATGAAAAATCAGTACGAGTACATACAAAAAGAAGGTAATGACGATTCTTTAACTCTTATAAAACTTAAAAGAAAATTAAAAGTTAAATAATGAAAAACAGACAAATAGCAACCGCAGCGATTCTTGTTCCAATAGCTTTAGCTGCCATTCTTTTTTCAGTAACATCTATTGATGTTAAAAAAGAAACAATAAAGCAACCAAAGGTAAAAAGCATTGTAATTAACGACTCCCTAATCGTTAAGTACAAAACTTCTTTGGTAAAAAAGGACTCGAGTTTCAACGACTTTAAAGTAAAGAAAACTGTTTTTAAAAAGGAACTTTATTATATTTGCTGTAAAGTCGAAAAACAAAATGTAGACAAATGCGTCTGCATATCGCCAAAAGAAGATTCACTTTTATTAAATTACAAACCAAAAAACAATGAGCAATCAGAAACTTTTAGCAACTACTGGAGGAACTATTAGTTCGCTAGTAAATCATGACAAGATTAACGCATCTGAAGAAATCAAAGCTAGCTTTAATGCTTTAAAAGAAACATTTGCAGAATCTAAAAATCCTAAAGACTTTGTTGCTCTTATTGAACCTTACTGGCCAGCAGTTACCGAAGTTCTTAAGGCTGTTAAAATTTTTACGAACAACAAAGTTGACGCAGTTATTGACGATATCGTAGCAACAGGAAATAAATTGTTTCACGCCAGCGAAGGAACCATAGCTCCTGACGAAAAAGAAATTGAAGCTTTCATGACTAATATTTACTCTATTTACAATAAGGTAAAGAAAGTTCTTGCTATTATTGAAATCTTCTTGCCGGCAAGAATCAAAGCTGTTATGGACGAAATCATCTCGATTTTTGACTTAGCTGAATCACTTATTCCGGCAGCTACCGCAACTTCGGCTACTGTTACACCAGCAGCAACGGTTGTAAAGGTGCCTCATGAAGGTGAAGAATAACCCAAAATAAGCCCATTTATTTGCGTTTTAAACGGGTTAAATTGTTTGGATGGGTTACACATTAACCAATTTTAAAAACGGTTAAAATGCCACAAAACGACAAAGCTCAAACTAAGGTTCTTTGTAACACTTGTGACTCTTTGGTAATCTTTTTAGAAGGTGAAACAGTAAAGACTTGCCAGCGTTGCAAAGAACAACTTGAAAGACTTCCTCAAGGAAAGGATTGGAAGTTAAAAAATTGTATTCTTTTCTAACCAATCAAACACTTTTAAAAAATGAAAAAGTTTTTAGCTTTCGCAGCCATCTGCGCTGCAACGTTTACAACGCCTCCAGGCGTAGCAACTGAGATTCCAGGAATCATCAAATGCACTGGAACAAATTCAGCAAGAACAGATGATTTGACTGTAACCATTGTTCAGAACTCTGTTCCTAATCAGGGTTTTGGTGACTACAGTGGATGGAACTATTTGATAGTAACTTCTGACCCTGCCGTTATTCTTTCAATGAAGCAGAATCCTGCGTTTCCAAGTGACGACACAAAGAAGATTCCTGCCAACTTTGTTAGTGCTCAGGGCGCTTTGGATGCCTACAATGCTTTGACGTAAGTCGTGTGCTTTTTAGTTGTTAAACAATTAGAGTCTGGTTTTGACCCAGACTCTAAATTTTTTTACCTAATAAAACTTTAAAAAATGTCTTATATAAAAAATACAACACTAAGCAACGTTGGCTCTTCTATAAAAGTTGCCGTTACTGGTGCAGTAGATTCTTACATTGTAAAAGCTAATATTGTTTCTCTTGACGGAGTTTTCTCTGATAATTTAGGAGTAGTTCCTGGAGGTACAAACTATTTGCCTTCTCCTGTTGCAACAAAGATAATCTTTACTATGAATAATGGTACAGCAATTACTTTTGAAGCACAGACAATGACAAATGTTGGATGGAGCTTAGGCACGCTAGGTTCTTTAAACGTTGCTCTTGCTGCAATAAATGCTTGGCTATAATAAATCTTTTAAATAAAATAAAAATGGCTGTTAATACCTCAAAGTCACCACTAGGAAAAATAGCCGTACCTCATGAGAAGTACGGCTCAGTATATATCAAAGGAGTAGAGCTTACTCCAGTTATTAACGGATTTCAGCTTAGCATAAGAATGGAGATAATCGTACCTCCTAATCCTATGGCAAAGAAAGACCCTTATGACTGTTACGAAAGTACCCGCTGGTGCGACCCTGACGTTTTTGTCTATTCGGTTGACGAGTGGGAAGAGTGCGAAGAGAAATTCTTGGAGATGGCAGCAAAAGCTGGCTACATTCAAGGATACGAAGACGACATGGACGAAGACTAAGCTATTCCTATATTATTGTCAAGTAACAATATTCCGCTAGGGGTTTCTTTGCTATAATCTTTATTGATATCGCAAGGAAGCCCTTTTATTACTCTATATGTCCACATACCTATTATGTCTTTCTTGTCCTTGCCCAAGTCTAAATAGCTACTACCGAAGTTCTCTTTGTCAAACTCGTCTTTGATTATCGCAACACAATCGTCAAGAGTATATACGCTTTTTAAAAGAACTTCGTTTTGGTAGTAACTCTGATTAATGTTTATAACTCCGTTAATAACAGTTTCCATATTTACAATGTTCTCTTTTATAGACAATCCATTGTTAAGATGATGCTGAACTAATTGCAAAAAGCTGTGCATTACATTAGCCGTAACTGATTCTTTCCAAAATTGAAGTTGAAATTCAGTATGGTGAGCATTGTCAGACCTTCCAACTATTTGGATAGCTTGATTAAGTTTTACTTCTTTTTTCATTGTTTTAAGTTTGGTTAATGATGTAAAAATGGCAAATTTGCCCGTTTATTTGCGTTTTAACGTTGTTTTATACCGTTCAATGCGTTTGTATTTCCCGGAAAAACAAACGTTTTAAAACGGTTACGATTCGAGCTTTTCTTGAATTTTTTCTTTAAAAATGTGAGAAAATTCAACTTCACTTGAAAAGCATAACGGCATAGTTATTGTTTCTGGTTTCTGAGGACCATCAGCAACACCTGCCGCAACAGCATCTAGTCCGTGAAACCCCTTATAGATTTTCTTAAGTTCAGTCAAAGAATCAAGTTGATAAAAGTCTTTAAACCTACAGTCGACTAAAACAAACCTGTCTAATTGAACAATGACAGTTATTCTGTGAAGCTCTTTCCTTTCCGTCATTACCGTAAGAAACAAAGGATAGGACACTCCATGTATGTTTTTTTCTGTGTCTATTCTAATTTCTTCCTGAAGATTAGAAAGAATAAACTTTATGTCATTCCAAGAGCTCGACCCCAAAATAGGATGATTTCTTATAATTGGAACTACGTAAAGCGCGAATGTGTAGTTTTTTGACTTTCTTAAATGAGCAAGACAAACTGCATCTGCCTGAATATCGTAGTTGTAATTATTACTATTTATTGCATTAAGCACCTGCTCGCAGTTAAACAGATTAGCTATGTTTTTAGCTATGCAGTAGTTATTTTTTTCCGAAGGAGGGAAAGGTATTTTTGCTAATTCTTTCATTGTTTTTTAGAATTTTTTACCGTGCTTGTAGGGTCTTGTCTTGTTGTAAGCCATCTTAATTTCCATACACTCTTTGAGAGGGAATTTATATTCTTCAGAATATTTAATAACAGCAGAAAGAAGTTTGGACAAAAACATTTTACTTTCTTTTGGTTCATGCCAAATGCAATTAAAAAGTGATTCTTCTGTCTTGTTTATTTCATTCCTAAGAACTAAATACTTTAACTGTTTTCCATCAAGAAGATTTATGAAATTATAATTAACTACATCTAGTTTAAGCGCAGCAAACAAGTCAAGAATTCTAATTACCAAATCAGCAAACTCAAACTCTTCACAGTCAAAAAGACCTTCGTTTTTTATTAAAGAAAAAAAACCTGTCAGTGCAATTTCTGTTTCACTTTCTTCTTCTACGAGTTCGCAAAACCTTTTATAAACGTTTTCAAAATCGTCATAAAAACCAGTAAAAGTTTTAACCGACTTTCCTTCTCTAAAAGCAGAATACGCTTCCATTAGTTCTTCCATAAACAAGTTAAACCTCTTAGCGATTTCTTGTTCTGTTACTTCAAAATCTTCGTAGAATCCTTTGTTAACTGCATTTTGATGAATCTCTATAGAAAGCTTTTGAAGCTCCTCTGTTGTAAATATATCTGTTCTCATTACGCACCAATTTTTAAAGGGTTAGCTAATATTAAGTCTGACTTTGCTACTTTAAGAATAATTTCTTCTACGCTTTTAGGCAAAGAGTCTAGCCATTCTTTCATGTCTTCGTCGTCGTCGTCAGAAGGGGTTTCAGTTCTTCTTTCTTCGTTAAGAACGATAGCTTTTTTAACACCTTCGACTTCATCTGAACAGTTTATACAGTAAAGGTTGTTTGTTCCGTCTATTTTATCATAGATTGCTACAAATATTAACATTATTCTGCTTTTTTATAAAGTTGATTAATTGTAAAGTACAAGCCGTTGCAGTTCTTGTTAACAGAACTTTTTATATCTTCTACAAGAGAAGTCCATAGGATTTCAAGTGCTTCAACATTTTCAATATCAATAGAGCCTATTACTATATTAATATTAAACTCGTCGTCACTAGTGTTAGCGATTATCATTACCTCGTCAGAGAGATTAACTCCTTCTTGAGAAGGATTAACAAGAGATACGAAGCGATGCTTTTGATGATGAGTATCTTCGTTTGCAATAAACTCACAGAGATTTTGAAACTGGTCAACACCAGGAGTATAAGCTTTTGCCACCCAACTTCCATCTGGAGCTTCAGGAAGAATTATTTTTGCAGACATAGGAACATCATGCTCTTTACTTCCGCTTATGTATTTGTACGTTGCTCCATAATTACGAAGCATTGTTTGAAGGCAAATACCCATGTCATCTATGGTTGAAACAAGTTGACTAAACTCTAACGGAGTTTTGTTTTCGTCTACCATGCCGTAAAGTTCTTCTACGTCACATTGAGAAAGCATTCTGTTCATAAAAAACCTTTCGCAATCTTTAAGAGACTTAGGAATACTTTCATCTTTTATTAAGCAGGCTTTAAGCATCTCTTTCTTGGAAGTCTTTCCGTCAATAATAAACTTGTAAAGTTTTGAAAGCTTTCCGCTGCCTCTGTCTTCAGCTTGTATTACTATAGGTCCTTCATGAAGTCTAACAACGTCACCTTTAACTACAGACATTTTCCATTTGCTTGGGTCTAAATTTCTTACTTTCATTTAGTTGTTATTTTTTTATTAGTAAAATTGACCAGCAGTGACTGCCGAAACAGTCACCTGCTAGTCAATCAATCAAAACTCAAAACTCGTTAAATTAAAACGGCAAGTCGTCTTCTACGGCTCCAGGAACTGAAGGAGGTGCGGTAAAAGACGGAGCGCTTCCCGGAATTGGAGGAGCTGATGGTGCCGAAGGAGCAGCAGGAGCTGCTGGCGCTGACGGAGCTGCTGGAGCACCAGCAGGTGCTGAAGGAGTTGCTATCTGATTAGGAGAATAAACAGGCTTCGTAGCAGGAGGCGCAGCAGCTTGCTCTGCTTGAGCGTTTTTCATTGCTATAATTTGAGCTACTTCCCATTCAGGATTACAAGAGCCTACTTTCTTAGACTTAGCAACGTCGTACATGAAGTACGTCTTTCCTGGAGGTTTTCCAAGAAACTGAATTCTCAAATAGTCACCTGGATTAAACACAGATAACTTCTCATCAAGAACCTTGCTTGCAAAAACAGTAAGCATCTTTCCTTCGTTAGTAAATATGTAGTACCTTACGTACTTGCCATCAGTTCCTGGAAGTGGTCGAGGATTTGTTCCCTCGAATCTTTTCCCAATAAATCCGAACAGCTCAGGACAAGCCTGCTGATTCCATTTATCTACTTTAACTCCACCGGAAGATGGAGCTTGTTCCCAATCATCGTCTGAGCAGGTTGGGATAAAGGCAAGTACTGCCATTGCTAATAAGCTAAACTTTCTTTGTTTCATCTTTTTTTTGTTTAAGGTTGATTAATGTATAGCGTTTTTATTTTATCGTAGAAGTTATCCAAGTTTACTTGAATTTCTTTTATTTTTTTCAGAACTCTTCCTTGTGCTGCAAGGTTTTTTACTCGCTGAAGTTCTGCAACGTCTTCATCGGTAGATACAAGATTGTTTGTTGCTTTTACTAAATCAGACAAGTCTTCTAGTAATTTCTCCTTGCCTTGAGGAGGCGTTGTTAAGTTGCTCATATGAGAATAAAGAGTTTGTTGGTTTATAATTAGTTACAATGACTTCTTGAAGCACTTTCTTTTTGCCATCTTCGGTCTTTCGTCCGTGAGACTTTTTATCTTTTTCTACAATATAAAAATACTGTCCGTACATCTCTCTTAGCAATTCATCGTCCTCGTAGCTAAGAATAAAGTACCCTTTAAAGTCATAAAGCATATCACGAAGATGATAGTGATGAGCTTCTGTAAATCCTCCCGCAAGAAGCTTGTAGTAGCTTTCTGTGCCTATGTAAGGAGGGTCTAAGTAAACAAGAACACCTTCTCTATTGAATCCACTTATAATATCTTCAAAAGACTTATTTAAAATCTGAACATTTTTAAATCTATTGAATATTGCAGAAACAATCTCACGTTTCTTCTCAAATATATTTCCGCCATAGGCTCTGATGTCAAAGTTCATTCCACCATTAAATTTAGCTTTAAAGCACAAGCTCATTATGTAAAAATATCTTACTGCATTTTCCATTTCCATTTCAGGAGAACTGTTATATTCCTTAGTTATGTACTCGTAAAACTTATCGTACCAATGTTCAGATATAACAAGTTCCTGAAGCTGTTGGTCAAATTCTTCATAACGAGTTCTAACTACATTAAACAGGTTTGACAACATAGGGTTGAAGTCGTTATATACCTCAAACTTTGAAGGAGTCTTGTTCCTGTGAATAGAGCCTGTTCCGCCAAAGCACTCTACAAAAACCTCGTGAGGAGGAAAGTGGCTTATTATCCACGGAGCAATAGTATCTTTATTACCCATGTATGAAAAGAAAGGACTTATCTCTGGCATTAGTAATTTTTAATAGTGAGCAAATATACGAAAATTACGGGATATTGACAAATGAAAATTATCAAAATTTTGCCCGTTTATTTGCGTTTTAACGTTGTTTAAACGTTCAAATGAACAACAATATAAACGCAAATAAAAACGTTTAAAACGGGTTAAAATGCAAACAAACAAAGAGTAAAAGTCAATACCCAAACACAAGAATCTTTACAGTCAAAGAAGAAGTAGTCAATGATTTTATCTTCTTTCTGTTTTACTAGATTTATTCCAATTTCTTTTTCCTTTTCCATGTTTCTTCTTTTTTATTCAGTTGTTACGAGTACTTGTTACAATTTCTACTGCTGCGGGATTAATTTTAGATTCTAATATTACAGAACCTGCAATCTCAAGAACCTTGTTAAACGTTTTGCCAGAGCCTCTTTTGTTTACAAACCTGAAGTAGAATTTGTCTTCGTAGTAAACAAAGTCATTACGTTCTATATTTGACAGTTCAGGGTTGATTATCTTTGACATTGAGAAATAGCTATCGCAGTTGTCAATCATCTTGGTTCCTCCGCGAACAAAAGGAGAACAGTCTCTTTGGTGATACGAGCACATCGAGTTTGCGTGACTTATTATTACAATAGCAATGTTAAGTTCCTTAGCAATCTCTTTAAGCTTTTTACTGTGAGCAATGGATGAGCTCAGTTCGTCCTTTTCCATTTTAAGAGAAGCAAAAGAATCTATAACAACAAGTTGAATCTTTCTTCTTGTTTCTGTTTCTCTTCGCCTAACAAGACCCTTTATATCTTCAGGAGTTAAATCTGATTCTGAAACAAGAGAAAACCTAGAATTAAACATAGACTGAGTTATCTCATAAATACTCTCGATTGACTCTTGACTTAAGTTCTTGTCTTTTATTTCCTTTTTAATATCCTCACCTGTTATGTTGCTAATCATCCTCGCAACAAATTCTTTTTCAGTCATCTCGCCATTTATATACATACAGTCGTCGCCTTTCCTCGAAGCCTTCATGCAGACAATTTGCGTAAGAAAAGACTTCAATGTTCCGCCACGACCTATAGCGCAGTAGGTGTTGCCAAGTTCAAAGCCACCATTAAGGTCTTCGTCTACGTCTTCAAAAGTAGTAGAAACGTGTTTTGACTCCATCATTGACTTTATTGATTCCTTTATTCTGTCTTCAACAGAAGAAACTTGAACAACTTTTGCTGAATTTAAACGTGTGTAACTATATGCCGAATTAATAGAAGTCATAAACTCAACGTCAGAAATAGGGTCTTTCTGAATATCAACACTAGCAACATCGCAAGCGTACTTTATAAACAGCATTATGTCTTTTACTTCCTGAGTCTTAAGGCTCATGCAAAACAGTCTGAACGCTTGCTTAAAAAGCATTTCGTTTCTGTTACCATATTGAGGAACCTTAAATAAGCTGGAGTTCTCTTTGAAAGCCTGAAGTCCGTGAATCTTTCCATCAAAAAGGTCTACGCTTGCTTGGGCTTGAGAAACAGCATATTCAAATAGCTTTGTTAATGGTTCAGAAACAGACGGGTCATACCTGTAATTAACATCAGATTCGCAGTTGTTTCCAAGTGTCATTATCTTTTCAACTTTACCATCAAGAAGTGTCTGATAGTGAATGTTAACTTTGTAACGACCTGACTTCTCGTGCTTACTTAAAGGAAACCTAAATATCCTAGTTGTATCGTAAACCTTAGTGTCTATAGCAATTTCGCCTGCAATATTAAGCGCCATTGTCTTGGCAATCTTATTAGTAAGGTCACTCATGTAAGAAGCAGCACCAAACTTTATAGACGGTATTCCTATGTGAAACCCTTTCTTGCCGGAATAATAGATAACAAACGACTCAAAAGAAAGACCAAACCTTGTTACAGCATTTCTTATAATTGTAGAAGCCATGCTTGCTGAAACCTTCATGTTGTCAACTTCGCTTGCTCCTTTGTCGTAGTCAATGTCTAGCCAAAGATACCTCATTCCGTGCTGTCCAACAAAGCCACGAACTGAAGGATTGCCGTTCTCTGTTCTGTTTTCCATTGCGTAGTCAACAATAGACTTGTCAAAGTAGAATACAGAAGTATATAGCGCACTGTCTCTTTTCTTTGTGGTTAATTCAGAAACAGAAACAAAGTTTCCTCTGTTGTGGACCGAGTTTTCTATAATTTCAACGTAGTGTTCCATCAAAGATTCAGTGTTTGAGAGTTTACAATAATCATGCTTATAATTTTATCAACTTCAGATTTCTTTATTACAGTAAAGTATTCGTACCTTTCCCTGTATCTGAATTTTAGCATCTTAAACTTAAGATTGAACTCTTCTGTTATAGAACCTTTTGCATCAACTATATATTTATCGTTTATTAAAAAGTCAACAGTAAGCTGTATGTCTTGTATCTTGGCTCCACGAAGAGAAAAACCTTCCTGCAAAAGAAAAGGAACTTGCCTTTGATAAGATATAATTCCTTTGTCTGCATAAACGTCGAGCATTTCTGCGCACTTAGCCTCCCAAGTAGAATCGTAGATTGCTCCTCGGTATTCTATCTTTTGAGCATTATACTTGTTAGGATTAAGTTTTCCTTTAAGCTCAGCTTCTTTATTAAAAAGACTTTGAGGTATTTCAACTTCTCTAGCCTTCAGTGCTGATATGCTCGATTGGATGTTCTCCAGCTCCTTCGTCAACAACTTCTTCTTTTCCTCCGTCAGGGAACTCTGGGCTTTGAATCTTTTTTGCATCTTCTAATTGTTTTTTGTAAGCATAAACTTTATCACAGTATTTTTTCACAGCCACTAGTCCTCCATTAGCAAAAACATCTTTTAGCTTTTTGAAGTGATTTTCCTGAATAACAGTTTCGATTTTGTATGATGAAGTAAGAGAGAACTTGTCAATACTAGCTTTGTTTTTCTCATTAAAAAACTCCATAACATTTCTAACCCAAGCTGCTTCTGCCTGACTGAGGTAGGATTCTATGTAAATATCTCCTCCTACTTTTAAGATAATGTCTTTGTTAAACCTATGCAAAGGAATACCTGTTCTTTCGGCAACAAGTTCATATCCGTACTTTTTTTCAAAAGTTCTGATAGCTTTGCCATTTCTATCAAATCTAGGATACTTTGGCAACTTCTCCGCCAACTTCCTCAGCTCTCTGTTCTTGCTCATTTTCTTCTTGATTGTTGTTTATGTTAAGTAATAATTCTTTAATAGTGGTTTCGTCAAAGTCAAACTCCGGAAGTTTCCTGTCTACAAGCATAGAAACATCTTTGTATTTCTTATCAACCATTCCTAGTAGCTTCTCGTCAATAGAACCCTTGCACATTGTATAGTAAATATTTATAGTTGTCTTTCTTCCTATTCGGTGAAGCCTATCAATAGCTTGGTCTAGCTCTGCTTGTGTAAAAGGAAAGTTAACAAAGATAACATCAGATATGTTATCATTGGTTATGTTAGTTCCTATTCCTGCGGCACGAATATTTCCAAGTAAAACCTTTTTATCTGGATTGCTTTTAAACTCATTAAGAATAGTCATTCTGTCACTTATTGGAGTTTTTCCTACAATAACAGAAGAAGACTCTTTAAAATGAGCGTAAAGCATTTCTATTGGCTCTTTAAAAGAAGTAAATATAACGCACTTTCTAGGTTTCTCAACTCCATCAACCATTACAGTTTGCTCGCATATTCCTTCAACAAGCTCAATGATGTTCTTTATTTTTGCCTTAGACGTTATTATGTTAAGACGCTGAAGAGCAACCTGAGAGTCTTCTTTCTTTCTAGACTTGAGCGTTTTCTTGAATTCAAGTAGCTCGAGTTCATACTGTTCTTTGTAGTCTTCAAGTTCGTACCAAAGCTTTATGTATGTTTTGTCGGGAAGGTCTAGGCATTTTTCTTTTGTTTTTCTTATAAAGAAGTTTGATATACAACGAGAAAGTATTTCTGTGTTTTTACTTCCTGTAACTCTTGAACCCCATCCCGTATCTTCCTGAGTTGTAAACCTTTTAAGAAACCTATTTCTGTTTTCGCCAAGAACATGACCAGTCATGTTTAAATAGGCAAACATATCTTCGGTTCTGTTTGGAGCGGCAGTACCTGAAAGTAATGTTAACTTGCAGTCAACCTCGCGAACAAACTGCTTCACAGACTTGCTTGTTTGACTGTCAACATTTTTAACCTTGTGGCACTCGTCGAGTATTACGTGTCTTATACCTTTGTTCTTGAAGAACTCTACGTTCTTTTTAAACAACTCGTAATTAACTATTATAAACTTTTCTTTACGAAAAGCAGTCTTTGTTTTTTTACTATCAATGATTGTAATGTTAGCCTCGTTAAAACCCCATTCTACAACAAGGTCTTCAAGCCAATTAAACTTGTTAGCGCCAGGAGCAACAACCAATGTAGGATATGCTTGCATAACTTCGCTTATCATTGCTGACGTAATTGTTTTGCCCAAGCCTTGTTCAAACGATAGCAGGTTGTGCTTTCTGTTACAACCCCAATAAAGTCCATCAATCTGATGCTGATAGAATCTTTGTGTTTGAACAAAGTTTTCCTTACAAAACTTTTCAAAGTTACCAAGTTCAGTGTCGTATGCTGTTTTTATTTTTGAGAACAACCTGTCGCGCTGTTGTTTAAAGTTTTCTTCAGAACAAAACTTTGGAAAAGAAAGAAGCATAAAGTCGTATAAACTTAGTTTGCTTTGAATCCTTATATCGCAATAGTAAAGACCTTCAAAGAAAGAAAGACCTATGGACTTTGCTGTTTCGTGTTCGTCAGCAGTCCAAGCGTTTTTTCTAAAGAAAACATTATAACCACTCAGTGTTATTCCGTTTGCTATAGACCTAAGGTATGCTATTTGATTTTCGTCAAGCATTTTATACTATTTTCTTCTTTTTTAATTTAGCCTCAAGAGTTTGTATCTGAATTTTCAAATTGTTAACTTCGCCTTTTAACGAAAGGTATTCTTTGTCGTGCTCAACTTCTCCCTCTATTTTAAGGACACTTCGTATCTTGTCAATAAGACTTTGATACTTGCCTATAAACGCTCCAAGTGTCATAACTGAAATATCAGAAGCCATCTTTTGCCTTGCTATAATTGCAACGCATCCTCCAAGAGTATTAGAGCTCCCAACAAACTTTTCGTTGTTCATCTCTGTTATTCTTATTACTTCGTAACACTCAGGTCTCATCCTGATTTCGTAAGGAGCTATTATTTCGTCCTTTAAAAGTGTTGTTGCTTTGATTCTTGCCATTGTTATTCTTCGTATATTGTTATTTGGTCTGGTTCTGAATTGTCTTCTGTTTTTTCTATTGGAACATAAATTTTATTAAGATTCATGTACTCAATGTATCGAGAAAGCTGTTGTGCGCTTAAGTCTATTCTGTGTAAAGGAACATCAAATATCTGATAAAGCTTAACTTCCATTCCATTTTCTTTTACCTTTACAAGTGGTTGCTTAATATTCACATTAAGTGGAACGCTTTTTTCATAGCCTATCATAAATATTTCTGATATTTCATCACAGAAATCCCTCGACATAAAACGAGTAGTGTTCCTGTAGGCTCTTACCTTAATAGATGCACTTGGGTCGTTCTCCACAAAGCCAACAAATACTTTTCTAGGGTCAGTTGGGTCTGTAAATATCGAAACAGACATGCCGTCTTTAATGTCAAGTTGCTTTGTAAGAAACGTAGAGAGATTTACTACTCCTGATTTTCTTATAATCGTAACAGAAGCTCGTTTACTTACAAACTTTTTTACTATTGGTCTTTGTGTGTTTTTTTCTACAAGACCGTCAACAAATTTCTTTATGTTCTCATCCATAGTTTAGTTAAAAAGTTTTCCCTGATTAGACTCTTGAGTGTAATGCTCATTATCGTTAGGGTCGTTTTGCTCAATTCTTTGATAGCCCAACATAGTGTTGGTTTCGCTAAGTGTTATAGAGATATGTGAGCGGTCTGTTATCTGACATGCTCTTGCTACTGTTCCGTTCTTTGAATCAAAGTCAAGAACTATATCGCCAACAGAAGAAAGTTCTTTTATCCAAAGTATTAATGGCCTCAAGAACAATCCAGTATGTGCTGTTTTGTAATCCGAGTCGTATATAACACTCAAACCATTACTTGTAAGAAGCTCGTGTCCTGCAGGTATTCCCTTTGCCATCCATAGCGCAGTAAAAGGTTTCATTACATTTGAGCCATCATCAAGTTTCTTTTTCTGAATATATGTCAACTTGTATATTAACTTGAATCCATCAACTTGACCTTCCGCATTTTTTCTACAGTTCTTCAACGATGCTTCTGAAGTTGAGATATTTGTAGCATCTGCTGCGTCTATTAAAATTACCAATGACTTGCTTGGCTTAATAATTCTATAAAGTTCAGATGCTATTTTTGGAGAAACAAAGTAGTCAGATACAGTCAAAACCATGTCTATTGAACTGTCTTCTAAAACAGAAAGTGTTTCATATTCAAACGAGTTAGTAGTAAACTTGTTAACATACGTTTCAGTTCCGCTAAACACAATAAGTTTTTCGTCAGTAGCTTCAAGCGCACTAACTTCGTCGGGAACAATGAAGTCTTCTTTCTTTTCAAACACTCCAGGCTCAAGTACGGACATCGGTTCTTCTTTTGTTTCAACAGACTCAAACTCTCCTGCATGAGAGATAACCTGAAGTGTAGGTCTTTGAGGTTCTTCAAATACAGCTTTTATATCATCTTCTTCTTCGAGAAACTGATTAACCATTTCTGAAATTGGAACGTATGCAGCCTCGACGATAGTCTTAATTTCTTTTTGCGCTGAATCAGGAAGACCTTGAATGACTTCAGAAACAGGAACATAATCAACTTCTTCTTCGTAAGTTTCAGGTTCATCTGTTTTTACGTCAGGCAATGTGCTTTTTTTCTTAAGAAGATTTATGTGCTGATAATTCATTATTTTATCTTCAAGTAATGTGTCACAAAAGAAAGTCATTTCTTTTTCCAACCTTTCTATTTCTACAGTCTCTCTAACTGAAAGCAGCCAAGCTACATAAACATTGTCAACTACTTCCGATTCGTATTTAATAAAGCCGAAGTCAAGTTTAGAAACTATTTCTACATACTTGTCTATTAAAGAATAATCAGTAACTTTGTTTGACTGCGAATTGTCAGATGATATGCTTGAAAACGGTATGTTAATAAGATTAGCATTATTGTCGGCATAGTTTACAAGGTAATACATTTTGTGTACAGCTGAAACGATTTCAGAACTACTTAACTCGGAGGCGTTCCAAATCGTAAAAGTTCTACAAAACTTCGAAGGAAACACAACACTTACAGTATCGTTAATTTTGTAGTAACTAGAAACAACAATACCTTGCGCCGATTGCTCTTCTACGGAAGTCAAACCAATGTACTCCCACTCTACGGCTTCGAGCGCTTCAAAAAGCAATCTACACTTTTTTGCAGATACGGTAGTTTTTTTATCGTCTGCAAATATATTTAAAAGTTCTTCGCTTACGATTCCTTTTATAAATCTATGCTGATATTGAACAGCGTTTAAGAATCTTCTTACGACAAGAAACTTTTCCCTAGACTTTAAAGGAACCCACACCTTTTTAATAAGCGGAGTACCAACAAAACCTTTTGCTTGATGAGCAGGAACTCTGAAAATCATAAGTTTTGTGAGGTAAAAGTCTCCACTAACTTGCTCGTCCGCTTCGTTCTCTATATTGAGAAGGTCTACTTTCCAAAGAAGGTCACTGTCTAATGAGCCGCTAATAAACTTTTTACCTACACCAACTTTAGTATCGGCTTTAGAGGTGTTAGCTTTTAAATCAGAATCATTTTTTATCTTCGCAGAAACCATAGCTTGATAGTCACCGCTTGCTTTTATTGTTTCAACTAGGTCTTTAAAAACCTCCATATCAAAAACAGTAGTTCCGTTTTTTGTTGTAAACAAAACTTCCCAGTTTTTTGGTCTGCGTCTAATCCACTGCTCAAGAACATAGACATCCGTATTTAAAGATTCGTCATAAGAAACTTGCTTCTCTACAAACTTGGAATTTTCATTGATATAAGAAAAGTTACGTGCCATTAGTTTTACTTTATCGTTATGTAAGTTAATTTCTGAATGAGGTTCGCTGTCAATCATCGCTCCGGAGTAAAGCATTTTGCCGCGAGGCTGAATTATAAATCTTCCATTTTCAACTGCCTTTACTCGAATTTCATCCATTATCTTTTTAATGATAGGATAAATTTTATTGTAGTCCTCGTTGTTACATTTTACTTCAGACAACGAATGAATAACAAACTCAGGAAACTCCTGCTTAAGAAACGCAGCTGAACGAAGTATCTTGCCGTCGTCAGTTGGCTTCATGATATTCTTATGGTGATTCTTTTCGCAGTAATAGCTAACAGTTTTGTCAACCTGCTTTACATACCAAGACCAACCTACTTTTGTTCCCCAGCCAAAACGCCAAAGAACCCTACAAACCAACTCCGGAAGAAAGTCAGACTTTGTGTACTCGAAGTCAGGTGATATTTCTACTTTTCTAAAATAACCAAGAGCTTCTTCGTCTTGTTCTTTTTCTTCACGTATCTCCTCAAGCAAAGATTTCTGAGAAGTCTTGACCTGAGGAGATGTGGCTATCTGTTTTGTCTTTTTATCCACATACCACCGCTTCTTGTAATGATTTTTAAACCAGAAAGGAAGCTCGATTGTAGAATCAAAGAACGTGTAACTTTCAGGAACACTATGAGGATTAACCATGTTATCGCCAAAAGGTTTCTCTTCTAGTGATGGACTTTCCTTAAATGCATAGCAAACAAATTCTTCAGGTATATTACGAGAAGGCGACTTACCTTCCTGATGAAGTTCTATCTCGTTGTCAATTTCGCACACACGAAGCTCTCCTAAAACTTTATACCAACCATACTCGGATACAAAGCCTAGTGCACTAAATTGTAGTGAGTCGCCTGATGAGAGAAACTCTTCAACAGGAAAGTAATTACCTTTCTTAGCCATACTTTTACTTTTTTAAAGTTGAGATATAAAAGTTACACTTCGTGTTCATAGGACAGTATCCGTCACAGCGAGTATTAAGTCCCGGTCTTTCTTCCATCCATGCAGTAGGACTTGCTTTTAACGCTTCCATAAGAAACATTGCAGCATCGTCTTTATCTTTCGGTTGGTTTATCTTGAATACCTTAGTTGCTTTTGATGCATCTTTTTTACTATAAACAGCTATTGATTCCGGAGTTGCCCATCTCTCGTGACGAGCACAAATGTCGGTCGACTGAGGGTCAACGTTAAACTTAGCTTCGTTTTCCTGATGAAGCTGAACTCTCCAATGGCAATAGTCAATAATATCTTTAGAACCCATAAGTCTAATTTCAATAGGCTCAGATTGAGATGTAGGAAAGTCAAGGTTTCTTGCGGCTTCGTTTTTACTCCAGTCTTTCAAAATAGGAATAATTTTTATCTTAGAAACTTTATATCCATTGTTACGTAAAATCTGAGCATATATGTTTGTCTGTAGTCTCCAGTCCCAAACACCTTTATAAAACTGAGCAGACTTGTAATCAGACAGGTCAACTTGGCCTTCTTCCTTTTGCTTTATCCACTTCCAAACAGACGTGGTCTTGTAGTCATACAAGGTTTCTTCTTCCTTGTCATACAAGTCCGGAGTTGCTGAAAGTTTCCATCCATTAATTTCTACGAAATGCCTTATCTCCGAAACGTAGCGTGATGGGAAGTTTTTTATCTCAGATTCAAATGCAGCATACCTGTTGTATATCAGCTGAACTACAGGATTCTGCCAAGCATCATTCCAAACTCCAGAATACATCTCGTTAGTAATAACGTTAATCAAGTCGAGGTATATTTTTCTCGATAAAACAAGTTGATTGAGTCTATCAAGTTCAGTAGCTCGTTCAATTATAAAGTGAACAGCTGAACCAAACAAAGCCCAAATGTTTTCTGTAGCATCAACAGTATGCTCGAAATGTCTTTTGAACAACCTAACTCTTGGTGGACCAATCAGTGTTGTAACTGAAATGTCGCCCTCAGAAACGTAAGAAGGGTTAGTTAATGCTTTAAACATAGGTGCTGGCAGGTTATACTTGTTTGTATAAGTAACATTGCCTACTTGAATTAGCTGAGTGTTATCCATTGCTATTTATTATTTGTTAGTTGAAATCATTTTACCAATCTTAGACAAGGCGTTTACTGCCATGTCAACAAGAGAAGGGTCGTCTATTTTTGCAGACATATTTCTTATAGTCCTGTCAACAAAAAGCAACGCACTGTCGTCTTGAGACGAAACAACCTGAGCTATAGAGCGAACAACCATAACTCCGTTACTAGAGTCACGTTCAGGTTCGTCAATAGTGAACAGGTCTGTTCTCGAATTTTTAAGTGCATTGTATGTCAAAGCAGGAACTATATAGTAAACACCTTCTTGAAATTCAGGTAATCCTGAAACCTTAAGACCGACAGTGTTGATATTGGTTCTTATAGTTTCTCCATTAATTTCTATTTTAACAGAACTAGGATTTCGCACTGTTTGTACTTTGGCTACACCTTCAGAAGGAAGGTCTATGTACTTGCCACTTTTGGTAGCAATTTTTATTTTGGACGCAGTTAAATTGATTAGCTTCATAATGATACAATATTACAAAATTACCGTAATTTTGACAAATAAAATTTGACTTTGCTAAATTGTTATTCCAAATATAGTTCGAGCATTTGTTATCAAATACTTTATTAACTCTCTTTGCTCTTCTAGTTCTAACTCTACAAATCTTTTTCCTACTCTTACTGTTCCCTTTCCAAAAATATTAGGAACATTTTTATAGTAAAATTCTGAGCAAATTAAAGCATCGAGGTCGTTTATACTCTTAATGTCTTTTCTTTCTTTTACTGTCTGAGAAACAATAAGTTTTTTTAAAACAGTTTCATAGTAATACTTTTCAAGAGTTTGGTTTTCCTCTGAGTTAGCAACAACAAGAGTTAGTTTTTTATCTGCGTTTGCGTAAGCGACAAGCAGAAACCTGTTTCTTCCTTCGGGGTCTGGAAACGTCATCTTTCCGCTTGTTAGAATTATATCTTCTTTGTATAGTATCGCCATAGTTAAAATCGTTATTGTATTTATTATTAAGAACTATCAATGTAGCAGCAAGTGCCCACAGTGCTATAAATATTAAAGCTCCCATTACGCTTCTTCTTTTTCTACTCGCTGGTTAATTTCGAGATGATTAAGATTACAGATTCTTCCATCAGAAAGCTCTACGTTTACATACTCGTTTATTTGCTTTCCGAGCCACATACAGCATTTGACATATGTTTCTATACTCAATCCGTATCCTTGCTCTACTCGAGCAAGGTCGGTATGTCCTATTCCAATCTGACTTGCAGCTTCTCGCAGAGAGAGTTCTTTTACAACAACTCTCCTAACTTGAAGTTCTTTTCTAAACGCATTACTTATTGTTACGGAAATCATCTACTTATGTTTTATTGTTAAGTTATCAAATTTTCCTCCTTGTTGTCCTTTTGAAAAGCAGAAATCTATTCGCTTAGTAAATCTCTTGTTCATTACATCTCTTACAATCCAGACGCTATCAACGTCAGTAGGCATCCTATTGCCTGACACTATAACTGTATCTCCGAAACGAAAGTACTGCTTTAGGTCGCGACTTATTGCCAAGCACCTCGAATTGTAAGGACAGTCGTGGTCTATTTCAAAGCCACTTGCTGTCACGTATGGACTGTTGTCGCACTGTTCTTTAGTACAATAGTACGTCGTAGCCACAACTGAAGGCAAGGATACTCTCCTTGTGTCAACAGTTTTACTTCTGAAGTAAACTATTTTAGCTTTTGGCAGATTGCTTTCTTTCGACGTCAATACTAGTACTTGACAAGCAAGAGCCGTAGCGTAAAACAGTCCAACTATAATTATAACAAGTTCTTGTTTGCTTTTCATACTATTTAGTTTTTAATTTTAGAATAAGTTATATACTGAATAAAAGTTCTTAGCGCTATAGACCTTTCAAGTCTTTTGACTCCTTCGATTCCTTCTTTTCTCAACGAAAACATTCTGCTTTTAATAAGAATCTTTTCACATTCAAGAAGCTTTCTTTCTACTTTAGTCAATTCCATTCCTTCGAGAACAGAAACTACTTCTTTTATTTTGAGCCTAGCCATAGTTTTATAGGGTTGTTTTGTCGCCCGTTGTTGTTGCAAATTATCAAAAATAAGCCCGTTTATTTGCGTTTTAAACGTGTTAAAACGTTTGAACGTGTTATGTATTACCGAAAATTAAAAACGTTTATAACGATTAAAATGGCTTAAGTTTAATCTTGTATTTCTTTGCAAGTTCTTTTACATCTTTCTTGTCAACTCCTACAAGGAATCCTGTGTTTGAAATAAAAACCTCTTCACCTGTTTTTTCATCAGCGTAATACAGTTGAAAGAAATATCCTGCTTTAAATCCAGGAACTTGGTCGAAACCGTAAGCTACAGTTACTTCTTTTTGAGTACCGTCTAGCATTGTTGCTGTTACTTGGTGTTGTATTCTGCTCATGATTTATGATAGTTTAGGTAGTTTTTTGTATTTTAAATTTTCAAACTTCGAGTCGTTACAGTTAAGATTGTATTCTTGCCTTAACTTTCTTAAGTCCGTTGGAGGAATTTCGAGAATTGCTTCAACAACATTAAGTCTTTCTTCAAGAAAGAATTGCTCTCTTCCGGCAGAAGAAATATCTAAAGGAAACCTATATGTAATATACAATTACCTATTACTAAGAATGTCTTCTCTTATTTGCAAAAAGTCTTTGCTCGCTTAACATGATTAAAGTAGTTTTCCAAGTGAAGTAATAAGAATAGAGAACCTTTCGCGGAAATCGAGTTCGTCTTTTCTGAAGTCAAAATTGTCAAATGCCCCGTCCGTTAACTCTTCAGGCTTTTCGTAGCCATGAAAGTTTTTAACCCACTCTTTATGCAGTTGAGCCAAGTCTGCATCTTTTATTTTCGGAGTGTTTCCAACCAAGTGAGGTATGTTTGCAAAGTCATAAATAGCTTTGTCAATTCGCAGCTCTATCTTTTTGATTTCTTCTTTAAAGACGGGAGAAAGGTTTTTGATAGGAGAAGATATGTCGCCAATGTATGCTTCGTGAGCATCGTGAAGTAGCGCAGCAAGAGCTTCTTGAACTTCAGGATACCATCTCCTTTTTACAATTTCTCCTATATATTTTTCAGGAACAATAGAAAGAGAAGTGTTAATGCTATGCCTTGCAACAGTTATCGGTATGTGAGTGTGAGCATTCCACCTAAAAGTCCTAGCCAAACTCCATGAAATGTCAACAATAGAAACCATCTCTTTGGTCGGATTAAGAAGGTCAAATTCTACTCCTGAAAACGTAGCCATGCATCCTTCGCGGTAGTCACTCAAATTTCTTTTAATTATATTCATTGCTATTTACTTTGTTATTAAAGTTAGTGCTCCGTAAAGGACTCGAACCTTTGACCGTTACATTATGAGTGTACTGCTCTAACCAACTGAGCTAACGGAGCTGAAGAAACTACTTAAGTTTCTTAAATTCTTTTTCCAATGAATCAAGTTTTGTCTGAGCATCTTCGATACAGAAGTCTAAAAGACTGCTGGCAAAAGAGTCTTCGTGCTTGTCCCTTTCAATGTACTCAGGAAGCTCAATTCCTTCTTTGCCGTTAGTGTGTTTAGCTTTTTTTTCTTTAAGACTGTTTACGTATCCTATTTGATAGTAAATAGTGTTCGCAAGTCTGTTTGCTTGTTCTAAAGTTTCTTTTTCCATGTTGTTTTTAGTTTTGTTTATAAATGATGAATAAGTCTCTTTTACTTTGTGCTCGTTAAAAACTCCATCAACAGCTCCTTCCTTACATTGTTGCAGTAAATTTGCTTGTATTCTTTGAAGACAATTAGTTTTTTCTTCTTTCGTAAGAAGCGATTCATCTACTCCACCCTGTACTTGTTTAGCGTTTTTCATTTGCTCTTTCGTTTATGAATTTAGGAATAGGTCTATCGGTCCATGACAGCAAATCGTTCTCGTACATTTCTGCATACTCGTTGCGATAGCTTTCTATGGTGTTTATTTTGCCATTCTCAATACGATAGTTGTCGGTAGACACTACGCATGGAAAGGCTTCAAGTTCTCCTTCGTCAAGGTCGGGAAACTCTAATGAAAGCAACTCAACCTCGTGTTTAAGATAGTGAGACACTCCGTTTCTAAACTTGTATTCGTCAATGGCGCACTCAGCTATCTTAACAACGATTTCGTAGTTAGAAGCATTGCGCTTACAGAACTCAACAAAGGGGTTTTTACTTGAGTGTTCAAGTCCAAATCGAGCTGGGCTTGTTACGTGAATAACAGATTCAATGGTTTCCGACAGATGTTCGTCTGCAAGATACCTAACAAGTTTTTCAGGGTTAAGGTCGAGGATGTAAAGATTATCTTCCATTTTTTTTTGAAGTTATTTTGAGGTAAACGATTGTGCAAGAAATAGTCACTAAGGAAATCATTATCAAACTACATACAAACGAAGTAACAAATGGCGACAAAGGTAACACTCCAAGAGTAGGTAGGCAAACAGCCAAGCATATCCAAAGGTATTCTTTGCTACAGTGTTTTCTTATCTTTGCCATTATCTTACTTTTTTGTTATGTTGCTCAATCATTAATATAACTACATCAACTATGTTATCACTGTTTACAAACTCCGTAGCTTTAACTAGAATGTCATGGTTTGCTCGATAAGTTTCCCAAACAACTATGTCGGTATCTTTCTTAATGCAAACCTCTTCAAGCTGACCGTTAATGTCTACCATTATTCTTCCGCCTTCAGTGGTATGTTTCCTTATAAAACGAAGCAGTCTTTGCTGCATTGAGTAGTCGGAACATATCTGAGGATTGTTGTTTATTCCCGTCCGAGTTCCTATTGAATAATAAGTACTGCCGTTGTGTTTGTGAGTAGCCATTTTGATTAAATTTTTTAAAAGGTTATTGTTAAGATTAAGAAAAAATTGTGACAAGGACAGGAGTCGAACCTGCACGAAGGCGAGCCATTCCTCTCTATCTCCTTCTGTCTGTTAACTTAGCGTCTACCATTCCGCCACCTTGTCTTTGATACTAGAGTCCTATGTCTGCATCGCTATATTGCTCGTAAGAAATGTCAGGGTTGTTTTCGTTAGAAAGACACCAGTTGCATTTGTTGTCGTCTTCGGTTGAAACGTAGCTGTACTCCATCTGGTTATCAACAATTATCTCAAACTCCTCACCACAACTTTTACAGGTTTTAACTACTGTAACTTTACGCCTGTTGTTAATAACGTGGCGCTTTCTTTTTTTTGGTTCACTACTTTGACTCATAGTCTATCTTTTTACCAAAGGTACATAGTCAAAATAGCATTTGCCATCAAGCTTTTCAGATGGCTTGCTTAATTCTTTGATTGACTCTTCAGACCAGTAGTCTATGTTGTGGTCTTCAATCATGAAAGCGGCAGTAAGTTCGGAATCATTAAGCTCTTCGTAAACAATCTCAATATCGTAGTAGTCTCCGAAGTCGTGCTCGTTCTTGTTAAACTTAAGCATACCAATAGGAATGTTAGGAATGTTCTCGGCAATCTCCTTAATCATACAGTTATACTCCATTCTCATTAAAGCCAACTGTATTTTTGGAGGAGTTTTTTTGTCAATGTTCCAAGTGTTCTCCAGACTAGGAGTACTGTCTATAAATATTGAGTTTTTCATTACGCTGCTTTTTTAGTTTTAGACTTGAATTTATTTGTTAAATTAAGATATTCATCAACAGAAATTACTTTGCTGGACTCTTTAAAGTAATAACCAATAAGGCTGATAGGTCTATTGAAGGTCCAGTCATATACCTCTACGACAGGTTTCTTTTCGTCATAGAACCTTTCGTTTGCAGAAAGGTGGTATTCTATTTTAGAAAGAATCTCGTCGTTGTCAAAGATACTACCGGTTTCGTTAAACTTTTCCAAGTCCTCATCGTTAATCTCTCTGTCGTCAACAAAGGAAGAACTATTTTTGAAGATTCGGTATCCGCAAGTTGTATTGTAGAAAGGTCTTTCAATGCTGTCTTGAATCGCATCCATAATAACTACCTGACCTTTTCGGCAGGTAAATACTGCTGCAAGAAAGGTTGGCTTGTTGTCGTAAGCGAATTGCTCGTTTCTGATGTCGTTCATAAGAACTGTGTAACTTTTGCCCGTACATTCGAGGTCAACAACAGCGTGCCACATAGTTTTGTCTTCCTTGTTTTTCAAGGAGAAGAACTGACTTATGGTAGCATATCCTCGTATGTGGTGGCGCAGCTTTCCTCGCTCGTCTTCTCGAACTGTAGCAACTACACGTTGTCCGACGTGGAATCTGTTATCAAAGAATACTAGGGTTTTCTTATCTGCCGTTAGCAGAGGAGGCATGAAGTGTTTTTTACTTTCCATTAGTTATTATTTTTAAAAAGGTTATGAATTATACAGGTCTGTTGCAAGCAGTACAGTACCAACTGCCGTTTTTCCACTCGCCTTCGACTTCAATATCGCTTTCGCTTTCGCATCCATAAGAACATCCTTCGAAGTCCCAACAAGGCTCGTTCTGTTCTTCGAGAACCATAAAGCGACCATTCTCGTTTTCGTAGAATATTTTCTTATCAAAGTCCATTCCGTTCTCGAATGAAAGGATGTCTTCGATTGTGTCGCCAATCTTATCAAAGGTGGCTTCAGTTAGGTTTCGAGCTTTAGTTACAGTCTTGTTCTTATATACTATGAGGTGCATATCTTTGATGCTTTAAAATTGTTATACAAATGTAATAAATTACGGTAATTTTTGCAAATTTATTTTGACTGATTGCTTGGCAAATGTTTCTCGTAAATAAACCAGTTGGTGTCGAATGTAGGGTTGATATAGTTTTGCCACCACTCGTTCCAACTGTAACAAAAGGTAGATTCATTTTCAACCATATCTTCTTTATTCATAAACAAGTACTCGCCATCATCAAAGTGACGGTGAGCAATTTTATTGCCAGCAATCATTGCATCTTGAGCTTCTATTTTAGTCATTGCTTCTGTTTTTTAATTAATAGTTCCTTAAGTTCGGTTAAATCTACTTTTGCGGTTTTTTCTAGATCATCTACTTTAAGGTTAATTAAAGTTACTGTTCCATCAAGATTATCATGAACATTTTGAATAGCTCTCCATTCGTCAAGAGAAAGGTCAATTTTTCTTGCTTCTTTAATAAAAGATTCTTTTATAATCTCATAGCAATTTGTTATTCCATTTCCTTCTATTTCTGTTGTGTATTTTCTTTCGTCTATCCATCTTCCAACAGCACATCTTCTTCCATCAGAAGTAAGGTAGCGACAGTTTCCATCCTGAATAGCTACAGTAAAAGGGTCTTCAAAGTATGGCTTGAGGGTTTTAAGAATGAACTTTTGTTTTTTAAGATTTGTGCTCATGATTAATTTTTTAAAAGGTTAAGAGTATATTTTTTGCAATAAAATAGTTTTTACTTTACTCGTGGCATCAATGTATTCCTTATCTGTTTCAAAAGCACTGTAAAAGGGAACATGGTAGATGTAAGCTTGGTCGCATTTTTCAGGCAGAACTATGTAGTTTTTTTCTTCAATATTTACAAGCGTGTAACTATACTTTTTGGCTTTGTCTGCTTCAGATATTCCGTCGTTAAGACTTTTGACGTCTTGTTGACTAAAGTTATCGCTAACAACTTTTGCTCTACGAGCTTCGTTAAAAAAGAAAACATCTTTCTGATTGCTTTTTTCAAAAGAAAGTATGCCGTAAATTAATAGTTTCATTGGAGATTAAAGATTTAAAAAGGTTATAGGATTAAAATTGCTCAGGTATTGCGCACACTTTGGTACTCCAGCTGTCAGTGTCAAGGCACTTGGTAAAGAAGTCTAGTCTTTTAAATATAATCTCAGGAATTATAAGCTGAGATGTTTCTAGCACTTCGATGGCTTTGGTTATTTTATGGTGCTCGTCTTTAAGTTCAAACATCATGTGCTGATAGTGCAAGAAAGGAACGGGAGTTAAAAGGAGGGTATACTTTTTAGAAACAGACATCTTGTAATCTCGGTGGTCGTATCCTTCAGAGTGAAGTTCGCTTACCTCAGTTAGGGAAAACTCGATGTTGTCAGGTTGGGAGGTAAAAAGAAAGGTGAGAATATTGTCGTCGTAGTTGTCGAAGTCAGTCGAGATAGGTAAACCGAGGATAGATAAAAGGATTTTCATAAGATAAAAGATTTAAAGATTAAGAATGGAGAAATAGAAAACAAAAGAATAAAAGAAAAAACTGAGTCCCGCCCGCAATGTTATAACTTAACTATATTAGCATATCTTATAATGTTCTATATTTTTATTAACTATAAAAGCTATAAAAGCTATTACAATAAAACAATTAAACAATTAAACAGGACAACAGTAAAACATTTAAACATAGCAATCAACCTATCAAGGTAGTTAACAATATTTAAGTAGTAACAATAGTAAAACAGTAACAACTAAACAATATTACAATGACACAGTTTTACAACTGAACATTAGAACCGTTAGAACAATAGTTACAACAGTAATAACTGTTATATATGTTTTAACCTTTTATATATTCTAAAACTATTTAATAATATACTGTAATTAAAACTATTATGAAACTGTAACTTTTAGAAACAATATAAAATAGTATTAACAGTATAAATTTAATAGTGAAAGAACATTTTTTATTTGTTATTGTATTAATTATTAGTATTTTAACTATTATAATATTATAACAATGTTCTTAATGTTTAGGACTATAAGCCAGCGCACAACTTTTAAGTAAAAGTTTTTTTTTTCGAGACCAGATTTTTGCGAGTGAAAGTTAGACAGGAATTGGAGGGAGGAAATAGCTAATTTACAGTATAGTAAACTGATTCTTATTCCCAGTTTCAGACATTTTAACTGCGTTTTCACCTCAAAAATTCATTTTTAAGCCCACCTAAACGTGCCAAGTTCCTGCAATTTTCACAAAAAGAAACGCCCCACAATATTTTGTGAGGCGTTTCGGTTAGCATAGTAAGCCGGTTTTTTATTCTTCTTCGTCAGCATCTGCTGTCGCAGCAGGAGCTGCCGGTGCAGATGGTTCAGCTGCTGTTTTGTCAGCTGCTGTTTTGTCAGCTTTTTCAACTTCCCTTACGGTGTATGTTCCAGGTATTTTTTCATTTTTGGTTAATGAAAGAATCTCCCTACGGCTATTGAGCCCCGTCCAAGTTTTAGGTTCAGGGGTTACGCCGTCAGCAATTAATTGCTTAAGCATTGCTGCGTAAGATGGAAAAACTTGCGTACTTCCGTCCTTTTTGACGTAGGTAATTTCCACATTAGAAGAACGTTCTCCACCGGCAGCCGTACCTTCGGCGCGTTTTTTGGTTGATGTTACTTCGAAGGTAAGCTCACCATTTTCACTTTTAACTGCAGCAATGCCAATAATAACACGTTCACCGTTTGCCAATTCATTACCTACAGCAGTAGCAATTTGCTCAGCAGATGCCGTTAAAAACGAAATAAGTTTCGTTCCAATAACAGCAGACTTTTGTGAAGCAAGCTGCGCCTCAATCGACGTAATTGCTTCAGCAATGTTTGAGGGACAGTCCACCCCTGCTGCTTCCAATGCTGCTTTTGCTGCGTAGTTTTTCTTAAGCTCAAGTTGTAGCTCATTAAATTTAATCATATCCATAGTTCGTTAAAATTGTGCCAACAGGCAAAAGTTTTGCGCCTGTTAGCGGGTTAAAAATTGAGATATGCCAATATGCCAAAGAACTACGATTTCCACCTACCTTACGGGGCAGTGTTGTTCAGTATTTCGGGTGCGTTTTACCGTTCCCCGTTATCATGTTCCAAAAATAAGGTAAATAATTCAAAACGCCTAGTTCCGTTCATTTATTTTGCGTTTAAAATTGTTAAAAAATGTTAAAGGATTACGGTAAAATTTACATAAAAAATTTTGCGACAATTCAAAATAAAATTTACACAAATTTATCTCATGCCAATCTTTTACTTGTTAAAACATATATGTTATAACAAGTAAAAGTGAATGTGTGTTACAACAAATAAATACCTGTTACAACAGGTAAAATGAATATGTGTTACAACAGATAAAATATATGTTACAACAGATAAAAATGAATATGTGTTACAACAAGTAAAAATGCCTCGTAAAATATTTATATATGTAGATAACTCGATATTGATGTGGGCGTGAGGGAAAGTCATATAAGAAAAAACTCGATGCGTTATAGCGATTTCCCCATTTCGCAGTGGTAGGGGTATGATAATAGGTGGTTATACCCTTTCGCCTACTAAAAATAACTCAAAATAAAAAAACTATCAATTTTTTCCTGTTGTTACAATTCAACTTGTCAAATTACAGACCTTGTTGCAATACGCCCATCCTATTTACTTGTTTATAAACGCCCAAGTTTTAGCAGAATAACTATATTCAAAATACCATTTATTAACGTTTTAACCGTTTTAAACGGGTTAATATTGGGTTAAACGGTTTATATGTTTTGATATTTTAAATTGCGTGGTGCGCCCGTAACGGGGCAAATTTTCGAAGTATTTGAATGTTGTCTTTCAATTTGCAAATGTAAAAAATGCTGCTTATTATTGCGTATGAGAAATAGACCTCTATGTTGCAACTAGGTATAAACAATACTGGACAGCTAGTACGTCACGAGCTTCGGGCGTTTAGGCTAGACATATACCTTGCCGGTGTAGACATAGGGTTTGCTAGGGAAATAGACCTTGAGGAATCTGGCTTTATTAATGATTCCAATAGAAGACGGAAGGCTTCTTCTATTAAAAAGGATTTGATTTCTAGTGCTTATATTATTGGTGAAAGGGGAGAAAAGATTAATCTTCAGACCGGTCTTGTTGAAGAGGTAGACGAAACGCCCCTTCTCGATAAAATTGTTACCTTACAGCACGAGGAAGTACTTAGGATAAATGAAAAACTTAAGTATTACAACAAAGACTTTGATGCCATTGGTACTCGACCTATACTTAAAGATGACTGGCTTGTAAGGTATCATGAGATATCTGACGATAAGGACTTTCAGCGATGGATTAAGAGTATTAACTCTGGATGGCAAAACAGAACTCCTTACATTAAGTATGAGATGTATAAAGCTCAGGCTTATAATTGGCTTAACAAGGAAGTAATGAACTTTCCTTATGACGGTGAAGAGGAAGAACAAATTGACTGGCTTGAAATTGAGCTGGACCGCTGTAATACCAACACACTGTATGCCTTAGATAAGTACCTTTGGTTAAAAGACGAAGGCGGTAGTGGTCGGTTAAAGTATCATGCTTGGGAGCCACAGAAAGTTCTTCTATTCTTGTTTGATTGTATGCTTTCGTTTTTGGTTGGTAAAGGTCGTCAAATAGGTTTTACTTCTACAATAGCTGGCGCGATGGTTATGAAAGCTATGTATAATAAGTCTATTCATGTTAAGTATGCCGCTCAGAAAGGTAAGAAGTCTCAAGAGGTGCTTGATGATAAACTTAAGTTTCCTATCCAGGAAATTGAGTGGTATATGAAAGTATCTAACTCAAACTGGAACGGCAACGAGGTTATATTTGGCAAGTCTCTAGGGAAAGGCGGTAAAAACTCATCAGGAAGTAAGTTGGAAGTAAGTGCTCCTACCGCAGATATGGTTAATGCTGGAACGCCAAGTATTCTTGCCCTTGATGAGGGTGGTCTAATGGAAGAGTTTGGTGTTATCAGGCAGCAAAACAGAGCTACTATGTATCGTTATAACAAGAAGACTGAGCGTATGGAAATTCATCGTCAGATGCTTGGCTGGGGTACTGGTGGTAATATGAAAGAAGGTGCCTCGGCTTTTAAAACGGAAATAGAAGTAGCCGAAGAAGCTTTTAATGATGGCGATATGACCAACTTAACTATACCACTGTTCTTTGACGCATTTGCTCGTCCTGGTATGACTTGGGAAATTTATAACAAGGAAAAGGAAACGGCTTACTCTACCAAGCAAGTTCGTGGAAAGGAAGACCCCAAGATTGTCTTTCATTACACGTTCCCGCTTACTCGCGAGGATATGTTCTTGAGTTCTTCCGCTACCATAATACCTATGGTAGAAATTGACTCTCACATAAGGAAGTGTAACAACCCACCTGAAGGATGTCGTAGGGTCTATGGAATGTTTCAGCCAATTTATGACACGAGTCACAAGTACGATGAGTACTCTGACGTGCCTTATAAAATAATAGGAGCAGAGTTTATACCTGCCAGTTCCGATGATGTTCAGTCTGGTTCTTCTATCGCCTGTGCCTACATACTTGTAGATAGAGAAGAAGGGTGGCGTAATAGGTACTACAAAGGAACTGACCCTATTGACTCTGAATCAGGTCACTCTAATTTTGCTTCTTGTGTTTGGGATGCCAAGTTAAAAGCTCCCGTTGCCTATATAGATTTTCGTGTTGCCGATTATAGGTTTTGCTATCTTCAATCGCTGTTGCTAAACTTATATTACGGCTTTGGTAATCCGATAAGGGAAATGCTTGAGTACAATATCGGTAAAGGTTATCTCGATTATTGCGAGGCTAAGGGTTTTCGAAGAATGTTTATTCAGTCAAGTATGCTTCCTGACAATCTTAAAATAGAAGGAGCGCAAGTAGGTGTATCAAAGAAAGGGCACAATGCTAAGTTTATTTTACAAAGATTTCAAACTCTTTTATATGTTCACGCAGACTCTATTTACTTTGAAAGATTTTGGCGACAATGTAAGACATACGTTAAAAAAGAAACTCCTAGTGGAGCAGAGCGATATGCTCCTTTTGCTAAAAACTTTGATAGAGATGATTTGCTAGATTCCGTCAATTATTCCGAACTGGCTGCCAGTTGTTACGAGCATATGCCTATAGAAAATAAAGCAGACGTTGATAAATCTAAGGTTGCAAGAAGATTAAAAATGGTTAACGGAAGAATGTCTTTGGTTACAGTAAAAGTTTAAAGCATGGAAAACAAAAAAACTGAATACCATTATACTATCTTTGAACCCGGAGATGAAAAAGATTACAGAAGTAAATTTCCGGAGTTTCAAAAGATTCCCGAGTTTATGTCTTTGCCTTTGAGTGCTGATTTAAAGTTTGCTTGGTATTACGCCAATCCCACTTCTCTTATAGCTAAAATTCAAGAGCCTGAAATTAGAGCTATGAAAGCTATTGAAGCTGCTTATGATGGAAAAATAAAAGACTCTAAATATAAAGACCTTGTTGACGGAAAGTTTACTCCCGAATTAGATGCCGCAATAAAAAGGATGAAGTCTTTTGTTCCTTCAGCAAGAATAAGAGCTAAAATAATTCAAGATACTATGTTTCAAAACCTCGAAGCTATGGTTAATATACGCCCAGAGGATTTAATCTCTATATCAACAGACGAAAAGAAAAAGTATGCCGATTTTGCCAAATCAGTTTCTAGTCAGTTACAGGAACTAATTTCATCGGTAGAAAGTTCTTATGGAGTCGAAATAAAGGAAAAACGCGAGTCAGTACTTACAAAAGAAGGATGGACGCTCGTTGACCAAGTTCTATTAAGAAGAGAAACTAAAGAAGAATAATCATGTTCTTTCAACCAAGACCAAACAGACTTACAGACACAAAAGACGAAGCATATCATGTCAACTGCGCAAGATGGGCTTTGACAAGCACTTCGTATCAAGACTATATTAATTTTGCCTATCGTGGTCTAATTAATTGGCAGTTTTATAGAGGTAATCAATGGATACTAGACGAGGACCTTGACCCGTTTTTACTTGACGAATCAGGAGAAGTTCGCAACAGGATTAAGTTCGTTCAGAACATAATCTTAAACTATGTTCAGTATTTCAGAGGAACTGCTATAAGGATGGATGTAAATGGAAAAGTAATATCTACCTCAAGACATTCCACTAATAGAAAGATACAGTACATGGAAAAAATGCGACACTTAGCAAGAGTTGCTTCTACAAGTAATTTTGCAAGTGCTGCTATAAACAAGGCTTATGGAATTGACGAGGATGAGCAGGAGGCAATGCAGAGTGCTCAAAATCTTTGGGTTGACGAACACCTCGAAAGAATAAATGCCTTTTCAAGAGCTATGTCTGACCGTAATGACTTTGAAACACTTAAGCTTCAAGCTGCAGAGCACATGGCTTTAGATGGCTTATGTGTTTCTTTTGAGGATACGTCTAGAGGTATGCAGACGTTTACAAACATAGACCCTAAAAGGTTTATTTGGGATAGAAGCGCCCGTAGACTTGATTTGCTTGACGCTCAGTTTATGGGTGACTTTTGGTTTGCCGCTCCTACCGAGTTGTATGAAAAGTATCCCAAGCTTACAGAAGCTGATAAACAAAACATTGAAAAAGCAACAGCAATAAACTTAGCTCCAACAGGTTTTCACTCTTATATGTTTGGTCTTAATAAAAACATTATAAACAGAGCTCCTGTCTATAGGATTTACTGGCAAGACATTGACAGGTCTGAGTGGGGATGCTGTTCAGATGATTATGGCTATCCTGTTTTGGTTAAGATTGAAAAAAACGGAAGATATACAAAAAAAGACCTTATTACTCCTCCTGATGGGTTTTTTGAAGCAGAACTTGAAAATGTAGGTGTCGAACCTAAATACAGAAATAAAAGTATTACTATTGATAAACAGCAAACAAGATTCTGTGAATATATAGAACCAATGTTTATAGCTGGAAGCACTGGAGACCCTATTGTTTTGGACTTCGGAACTGTTCCATTCCAAGAAACTCATTCTTACGTTAAGAACTTTACTCCGTATCCATACAAGGTTTGGTGTTGGTCTTTGGTTGACGGAGAGCCTATGGCGCCTGTTGATAATATAATAGACCCTCAGAGATTAATTAACAGATATAATTCAATGGGAGAAGCTCAGGTTAACAACTCTCGTGGGAAGGGAACTATTTACGACAAGGACATGGTTGACTCTCAAGGTGGAGAAGAGGAGTTTTTAAGAAAGATAAACATGAGTCAGCCTATTGGCGTAAATGCCGCTGGAAGACTAAATAACTCTGTTATGTCTTACGATTCCAATATAAGTAATTCTACTTTTGGAATAATGAAGCTTGCTCAGGACATGAAAGGAATAGCTGATAACCTTTTTGGAGGAGGTGAAGCTTTGCTTGGTCAAGGTGGAGGATATAGAGTTTCTGTTGGAGCTGTGAAGCAAAACCTTGACCAAGCAACTACAACACAAGAACCATTCTTTTATGGACTTCTTAAGTATTTGCAGCAAATGCATCATTCTATCGTAAACAGAGGTATTAAAATAGCATTAGCAAATCCTGGACAGCTGGCAGCTATTGTTGGCGATGATGGAGTTGCAGATTTTAATCTTTCTCCAGAGATGATATTTGAAGAGTTTGGTTATGAACTTAAAGCTTCAACAAACAGGCAAGAAGAAGTTGAGCTTGCAAACCAAATGATACTTCAGTTATCTTCTCCTAATGTTGGCTTGATAATTCCTACAATAGCAGCTAACGCATATGGAAACTGCGACCTTGCCGATGTTGGTATGCTTATAAGAAAGTCTATGGCTGCAAAAGAAGAAGCCGCAAAACAACAAGAAAAAGCTGATAAGGTAAAAACTGATGCAGCTCAAAATCTTGCAGCAATAAGTACCGAACAGCAAAACAATGCTCAAGATTTTGCATTCTCTCAACAGCAACATGAAGCAGAGAAAAACAGACAAACACAGCTTGACGCTAAAGCTTTACAGGTTGCTGGAGATATGGCAAAAACAGAAGCTCAAACAAATGTACAAAAAATGCAGCAACCTACTCCAGAACAATAAGTTAAAAAATAATTTGCAAAACAATTTTTTATAAGTCATTATTGCGTTCATAACATTATACCTATGAAACTTCAAAACAATAGCATACTTCGTTTTAGACCAGTATGCGAAGAAACAGTAGTTGAATCTACACAGCAAGAAATTGATGCACTAAATAAAACAAATGTAGGCGTTACAATAAACGTAGAAGATACACCGCCAGCAGCTGCAGCAACAACAATAGAAGCGCCTGCAAGTGTTTCTCAAGAAATCGTGAAGAATATTGGAGTTGCAATGCAAAATCCAGTTGGAGATAATATTGCTTATGTTTTTGATATGGTTGAGCTTCACCCTGAAATTTACCATTCAGACGCATCGGTAAAAGCATTAGTTGACTTAGCAATTAGCAATGGTATAAATGTAGATATATCAGGTGCTGCCCAAAAGAAATCTGCTGATTCAAGCGGCACTACGCAAGACGGCAAGAAAACTCCATTTGGAAAAGGAACTAAAACAACATCTCCTGCTGAAATAAAAGTTGAACAGATTCCAACAACTTTAAAAACAATGTATAACATTGAAGCTAAGACTCCAGAAGAAGGTATTAGCAAGTTGATTGAGTTTGCCGACAAACAAAGAGCAAATGCACAAAAAGCCGGAGAGTACAAAAAGAAAGCAGAAGACTTTGAGACGCTGTTTGACAATATGCCAGCCGAGTTGCTTATTCCACTTCAAACCTGGATTAACAACGGTGACTATAAATCTGAACTTAAGAATGTTGCGGATGGTGTAGTAGATGTTACAAAAGACTTTGACAGTCTTTCTGGCGAAACGTTAAGAACTACCGTAAACAGGCTTGTGCCAGCAATGTCGTTTTCAAAAGAAGAATTTGAAGACAAAACTGATCCTCGAGTTTCTTCTGCAATAGCTTTAGCAAAGTCTGCCTTTGAAATTAAAAAACAGGCACTCGGTTCTCAAAGAAAAGCTATTGAAGAGAGAACTAAAGAAAAAATTAAACAAGAAAAAGCCTCAGTTGCAACAGCACTTGATAAGCTAAAAGAAGAATACGAAGAATTCACAGGCGACCCCCGCTACGTAAAAATAGCCGAGTTGCTCGAATCACCTTCAAAACTCTTTTCCGCATTTTACGAAAATGACGGAAGAGCAAAACCAGATAGCGCCAAGCGACTAATGTTTGCGTTATTTGGAGAAGAGGAACTTAGTTCTGTTACACAAACCGTTGAAAAGAAAGCAAATAACATTGCAGCAGCTACGGTTATAAAAGCAGAAAAAAGACGGTCTCCACAAGCGGTGACTCCTCAGCAGCCAATACATAGCAATGGGACTAGTAGTCCAGTCGTGGCAGAACTTATGCCAAAGAAATCACCGTTTGATGAATAGTAATTACAACCAAAAAATGAAAAACTTTAAAAAAATTATAGGCATCTCTTTAGCGTTCGTGGCAGTATGCGAAGGCGGAGCTAGCCTTTACTCCCCTGGAGCAAATCCTTCAGGCAAGTATCAGAACGCAAACCTAAACGCACTCGGCAGTCAATATGCCGCAACCTACGGGCACGGCTCGACATCTTTGATGGGTCGTGAACTTCAGCAACTAATTTTTGATGCTGCACCTCAACAGTATTTTGACTTGAAAATTTTGGCTTTAACACCTCCGGAGCAAGTTAACTCTGATGAGCATTTTTATCACGAGATGGGGTACGGTAGAGATGCAATAACCTTAGGAACTCTTGGAACAATCGGTGCGGCAGTAACTCAAACAATTCCAGTTGTTTCAACTGACGTTGTTACGCCTGACACAATAATTGCTCACTTTGACGATGTTACCAAAGCAACTGTAATTGATGTTGATTCCGGAGCAAGCACCATTACCATTAAGGCAATGAGTGGACAGATTCTTCCTGCATTGAGTGTTGCCGATTCCGGAAAGTATTTCAGTAACGTTTCTCCTGTTGAAGCTGACGGCTTGGACTACATTTCTCAATACTATCGTATTGACACAATTGAGCGTAGCAATTACGTTCAGATGCTTGTTAAAGCTCAGCGTTGGGGTAAAATGGAACTTACAAAGTATCAAAGAGCCGGTAGCTTAAACAGCTATTTGACAATGCAAAAAAGACGTATGATGGACCAGTTTAGAGCTGATTTATCAAACATTTACTGGAACGGTGAGCAAGGTGAGGTTACTTTGAAATCTGGAGTTGTTGCAAAAACTGCAGGTGGATTGTATCCTATCATGCAATCAGCCGGCTCTCCTTTCAGCAACACCACTGTTGTAAATTCTCCAGCAGCTTTGGAAGAACTTGCGTTGTCAACTGAATTTGAACAGTACGGAGCAACAAGATTCCTTTATGGAACGCCTCGCGCTTTGCTTGCTTTGAGTAATCAATACAAGCGTCCACTTACGCGCTATACTCCGGACAATATGCTTGCTAACCTTCGATTGAACTCAATCGACATAGGAAGTAGCAAAATTGTATTTGTTCCTATTAAACGTTTTGAAGACCCAGCATCCTTTCCTAAGGCTTGGAGAAGCAGGTTGTTCTTGATTGACCAAAAGAACATTCAGCCTGTTTATTTCCTTCCAGAGGAAATGGGAGACACCCTTCCAAGAGTTAACAACGGTACGTTGAAAAACTATACCGACTCTTGGGTAAGTGCTACGTGGTCAATGAGATTTCACAATCCTTTGGCTTGCGGTTATCTTAACGTAACTAACTTGGGATAGTCCAAAACTAACTACAATCTGCTCCTTGTTTGGGAACCGAGAAAAACTCGGTTCCCATTTTTGCTTTAAGTATAACAACATTTCATCTTAACAAACTATCTTATGAAAACACTTTCTTTTATTGCAATTTGCGAAACAAATCCTAGCGCACCAGGTAGTGCTCCTTTACAACCAGGTCAAGTTTCTAATCCAGATGTTAATAATCCAGCACCACCAAATCCTGTAAGAACAAAAGAAATAATCGAACCTACAGTAAACATTGTTTCTGAAGAAAAAGAGCAGCAGGAAAGTCAGCAAATTATTCAAATGACATCTTCAGATTTTACAAAGCTTGTTTCTGCTTTGTCTGAAGGCTTTAAAGAAAGTACAAAAAACAATCCTGTTCTTGATGTTGACAGGATTATCAGAACAGTTCTAGACCAAGGTTCTGGAGCAACAAGTACTAATGCTGAAATGATTACCTATGATGAAATTGACACTGAGGATATTCTTGATGCTCCAGTGTTGTTTTTCTCTTATGCCTCTTCAACAGTAATTTTTGATGACTACAAAAATGGAAGCGTTATAAGAAGACCTTTTTCTGAACCAATCAGGTTTAACAATATAATGAGGGTTACAACTTCCGGAAAAGTAACAAAAGCAGCAACTACAATGTCTAGCTATGTTTGTTGGTCAAAGAAGGTTGCAGAGTGGCTTCGCAAACACACAAACTACAATGTATTGTTTTTTGAGCAAGCATCTGATGCAAAATCTATTGACAAGAGTGGGGCAGATGCACTTCAATACGCAAGCAATCTTGTTTCATCTTATGATGAGCATTCAATAAAAAGAAATTGTATTTCTCATGGAGTTAAAATTGATACAGCAGATGTTTCAGTTTTAAGACACAGACTTATTGTTGCTATTGCCGGAAGATACGAACAAGAACAAAAGAAGCTTACAAAAGGGAAAACACTTTCGTTTAAAGCAGAAAGAGAAAACTTTGAAAGTATAGAAAAAGCATAAAGTAACTACCAATGGTAACATACAGCTATGTAAAGGGTCTAATGTTTGCTGCGCTTGATGCAGAAGGTTCTGATTTTTTCAGGGACACTCAGGACATTATGCCAGCGTTAAACTATGGAATAGACTTTCTTATGATGGCTGTTAATCAAATACGTGAAACCAACAAAGTAAGTAACGAGGTATTTAAAGAGTTAAGGTACAACAGAATCTATCAAACATCAAAGTTTTCTCGTATTACGATTGACAATTCGGTGTTTAGTATAGATGCTGTTGTACCTCTTCCTATTACAAATCCTCTTTGGACAAAACAAGCAAACAGCACTCCAGAAAAAAGCATATTGTTAAACTCGTATATATTTGTAGAAAGCAATTTTGATTCGTGCGGAAGACTTACTTCTGAAGAGTGGCAAACAAATAGATTTAACCCGTTTGCTCCAGGAGCAGAGTATAAAGATTATGTTGACCTAAAGCCAACTGACACTTGTTCTATAAAATTTGGCTATCAAGATGCTTTAAATTATCAAAATGCAAATTTAGACATTTTTGAAATAGAAGTAAGACCAAAGCTTGTCGAAAAGCCTGTTGCTATTGTCTATGTCAAAAATCACCCAAGAATAACTTCTACGTCTGACAATATTTATTTTAGTAACAACATAGTTAACTTTATTGTTCAGAACGCACTTAACTACATATCATACCAGCAAGGTGACAACACAACACTTTGGAATGTTTCCGAGCAAGATAGAATAGCGCTTTTAAACTTTGTTAAGTAATGCCTACTTACGGAATGTTTTGCAACGATGTGTTGCAGTCAATACAGCAACTTGGAGACGATAGAAAGGTTACCTTTGAGCAAATTGTTCATTGGACTCAGGTTTGCGTAAACCAACTAAGAACCCAGTCTGTTATAAAGCACAGAGATAGCGGAAGGTATCTTAACCATTACGTTATTGAAGTTGAATCAAGTACAACCAAAAAGTTCTTTACACTTCCAGCTCTTATTGTTGATTACGACAACGATATAGGAATAGACTGGATGTCTTATGAAAAAAAAGAAATTTGCGATAGACCTATAACTTTTCAAAGAACAGATGCTGCCGAAGTTAAAAATGGTTCTCTCTACGACCAGCCATACCTTGCTCCAAGTCCCACAAATCCTTACTTTTACAGAGAAGGCAGTATAATACATTTAATAGGTGTTGAATGTGTTGAGTTTAAAAGAGTAGATGCTGGACTTAAAACACTAATAACTCCAGACATTATTTGTAACATTTATGACGACATAGGTATAGACGAAGGACTTGAAAGAGTTTTGTTTGAAAATGTTTTTGCACTAGCAAGAACAGCTTTACTTATAACTCAAGAAAAGCAAAATGACGGCTCTTCTGCCGGAACTCAAATAAGAACAACAGACGCAATTACAGCTCAAAGGTCTCAAGCTGCTCCACAACAAGAACAACCTCAATAGTAAGAAATGGATACTTCAGAAAAAATAAGTGTTAACTTAATTGTTGCTGATGTTGTTCAGCAAAATGGAGATACTGCCTTTAAAGACAAGTCAAGAGGATATTATGTCGGTAGAATTCAGGCTGGTCTTGAAAAACTTGCAATAACAACCTATTACGATGATGTTACTCTTGACCTGTTTGATTGGAAAGCTGGATGGGTAAATGCTGGAAAATACAACTTACTTCTTCCTCCAAACTGTTTTGATTTAAAAAAGATTTATCTTTTTAAAGGTCAGTGTCAGTGTAACAAAAAAGGTTGCAATGACTGTAGAAAAGTTTTTGGAGGCGACTTTGTTAAAGTAAACTACAAAGTAAACTATAATCGTTTTGGAGGCTCTGACAGAGCCACTGCTGATATAACAGAAGATTCTTGGCGAGACCCTGAGCTTCAAAGAGGAAGGCAAATTCCATACAGACTTTACTACGGAAATGTTCAAAATGGAGTTTTAGCTTTAAGTGAAAATTCTGAACACTACGAAAACGTAAGACTTATATATAAAGGTTTTGGTGGTACAATAGGAAACGAGCCAGTCATACCAAGAGAGTTTAGAGAGGCTCTTATTGATTTTACTCTTGAGCAGTTTTACGCTTGGAAAAAATCAACAGACAGAAACTACAGAACCGACTGGATGGACATAAATAACAAACTTAACTCAGCAGACCCTATAAATCCAGGGTCTTGGCTTATTGCAAAAAGAGTAGCTATTAGACTTCAGTCTTGGAAGAGAGATGCTATTAATAATTATCAAAGTAATTATGAATTCTAGAAGTAAAAGTCCCTTTAATTTTCCTAAGGCTCAATCTTTTCTTTTTGGAAAAGCTGATGTTGATATTGAAAAGTTTATACAAGGCTTGAAGAATAACACTTCAGCCGTAGGAAACTTTTACGATTCAAGAAACGCTAGAACAATGTCCTATGATGGGCATAAACTTGCTTTGTCAAAGATAAAAGGAGAACAACTTCTTTATTCAAATACAGAATATACAGCTGATTACAAATGCATAGGTTCTGTTATTGTCCATAGCTCTTTGGTTGAATTTTGGGCAGACAGAACTCTTACTTATAATGCACTTTGTACTATTGATGGAATGATTGTTATTAATAGCAACAGGTTTTATTTACACCCAGACTACGAGCTTCAGATAGCAAAAAATGACAATTCAATAGGAGGAGAGGTTTATATAACAGACTTTAGAATACCTCCTATGTATTTTTCTATTACTGATTTAATAAATGCTTATAATACGGGCTCCACAAGATATACTACTGAATTTAAGCCAGAAAGATACTATATAAACCTAGAGGCAACTCCTGAAGCTCCAATTTTTGAAGGACTTGAAGTCGTTGGAGGAGGAGGAGGACTTCCTCCTGGAGGATATGTTTATTCTTTTAGGTTTGTTTCTACTGATGGTGAAAAAGTTTCCTGGAGTGCTCCAACTCCAATAATTGAAATACCTGAAAGATATGTTGCTGTTGAAGGAGATGTTTCTTTTCCTTTTTTAAAATACACAGGAGGAGATACTAATCCTGATGCAGGAACAGCGTATGGAGCTAAAATAAAATTCAGAATAAATAACGTTTACGGCTATTCTTACATAGAAATAAAAAGAACTTCTTATAACAGAGGAGAAGGATTAGGATTTGTTCCCTCTTCTTACATTGTTAAAAGGATATCAATAGCCGAAGGAGAATTTACTGTTTATCATTATACAGATAGTATTGCTGGCCAAGACACTCCAATAGCTGTTTCTGCTGATGATGAAACAGATAATCTTTCTTCAATATCAAGAGCAAGAGCAATAGCTTATTTTTCAAACAGAGTTGTACTTGGAAACGTAAGTTACTTTTCTAGAAATATAGACCAAATTGAATTTCTTAAGGTTCCAAGCACAGATGATGTTTCTTTTTTTCCTATACTTAAAAACTTGGGAAGTAAAGGATTTAAAGACCCTGTTGTTTCTGCTTATGAAAAATCCTTAATGCACGAAGAGTCTTATGGGTGGGCCGTAGTTGGTTGGGATGCAGGAAGCAAGTTTACTTTTGCAAAACCTATTCCTGGATTTAAGTCTTATCAAATGCCTAAAAGAAGAACAAAAACTTCTGAATATGCATCACAAAGAGCAGGAATACCTTCTTATAACTTTATAGGTCTTACGACAACAAACTGTATAGCACTTGACAATACAGTTGACGATACGTTTGAACCTGTTGATTACAGTTCTTCTTTAAACAGACTTTCTCCTGTTGCAACAGGCTCTGAAGATAATGGAAAGTATGTTAATGTTCTTAATGTAGCTACAAATCCTTCTAGAGCTCACGGAAGCATTGATGCAAGCGAAGTTGGCTACCAGCCTTTTAATCCTGTTTCAAACGCAGATACAATAACAGAAAATTTACAATACCTTGTTAACAACCTATCGTTTGTAGATGATTCAACTCCTGTTGACTACAACCCTTATGGTTTTGCCCCTAGAATAGGAACACTAGGAATGATGCTTAAAGGCATTACAAATATTCCTGACTACGTAAAAGCAATTTCTATTGTAAGAACAAAAAGAGCAAATAAAGTAATTGCTCAAGGTCTTGCTTTTTATGACTTTGAAAATGTAACAAGTGGAGGAACAAAGTACATAGCAAAAAAAAATAATTCTATTATATTTAATTCTCCTGATTTTGATAGTGGACTTGTTGACCCTCGTTTAATAGATGACATGAAGGTTAACCCTCAAAACTATAAAATTCATCTTGCTGCTCCTTACGGTATTTTTTCTGAAATATATCACTTTAAAAAAGGCGGTGGACTTGTTGACGAAAGTGCAATAGACATGGTGGTTTTTCCAAGAGTACAAGAAGAAAAAGACGTTTATATCAGCGGAGTGCTTCAGCCTTCATCAAGAAGATGCAACCCTGGAGAACTAGCACAGGATGTTGGAGTTGCTGACATAACCACTATTGGTTCTCTTACAATAAAAAGAGGAGTTATTTCTTTTGACAAATGGAGAGGAGATAATTCTGACGCTACAGGAAATACTGTTTGTAATATTGTTGCAGTAAGAAATAAAGTTGAAGAAGAAGGTGTTTCTTTTTTGGAAATAGAATTTGATGGAAACCTTTATCTTCAGAATCAGACTTCAGGAGAAAACCAGTTTAATGATACTAATGTTAAAAAATGGCATGAGCCATTTTACATAGTTAACATCATTCAAGAAGGAGCAGAAGTTCCAGATTCAGATTCTACTCAGTACGATTACATAGGTAACTTTATAAAGCTGTCTTCTCTTGTTGGATATGGAAACGGAGGCATTAATCAGTTTTATGAAATATGCGGAGAAAGAATAGAGGACTTTCATTGTGAATATCCAGACGTTTCTTCTGACAGGTATTGCTACGTAGACGAGCTTGACAACGGAACAAAACAAAGATGGATAAACGTAAATAATAAAGATTCTTCTCAAAAAGCAATAATTGCTGCCGACATAACAAATGGAACTACAATTTTTAACGGCTTAAGGCTGTATGGAATGTACACCTCAGACAAGGAGTTTATTTACTTTAATCAGGGTTACAATCCTGTAGACGGAGCAGCTATTTATATTGATTATGACAACAGGTTTCCTATATCTGTTTTTGGAGGAGATTCTGTTATTGGAGAGCATGTTTACGCTCCGGTTCACAGAAGCTCGCCTGAAGGTGGAGGAAATGGCAAGACTAAACAACTAGAGTTTAGGGTTGGATTTCCTTACTACACATATCGTCAAGTTGCAAATTATTATATTCCCGAGAACATAAAGTCGGGTTCGACAAATAAAATTCAAGTTTCTTCTGATTGCAGACTTCAATGGATAAGGCAAATGATAGTTTGCTATCATTGTCAATCTTATACAAACACTTCTTTACTTTACGGAGATTATTTTCCTCAAAAGAATTTTATTGTAAGACCTTTAAATTGGAAGTCAAACACAAAAGCTTCTGAACAAGGACAGCCCTTTTTTACCCAATACGATGA